GGGCCCGAAGGCCCTTATTAAAATTTTCTTTCATCATTGCATTCCTATCACGAAGAATAATGGCATCATCTCTTCACTGGTAACGTGTGATTGATGAACACATGCATAAAACGGACCTTTGAAATGGGCTTCATAGAATTTTTCCATTTCAGGGAGTTTCATTGGTTCTTCTATAATATACAAGATTCTGTTAAGCGTTCGGCCACGGGCTTTTGAGCCACCGTCGCTTAGGAAACTTCGCACAGTGTCCATGATTATCATGCGTTTGGCTTCTTCTGGATTTGCTTGATGAATGAGTTCTTTCTCATAACAAGCTCTTATTCGTTTTGCGGTTTCTTCAGAGTTTCGTTGATGAGTGCTAATAATCCAGACAGTTCCACCATCATGTAACCAATCTGCTGCAAATTCAGCAACAGCTTTAGTTTTACCTGATTGGCGTCCGCCATCGATTTTTAGCGTAGCATATTCGCGTAGAATATCTATAGGAGTGTAATGACTTTCTTTGAGGATTTCTATACAATCATCAGCACGGATTTTGAATGCGTGCATCAGGGATAGATATGGAGCAAATAGAGATTTCATTTTCATAGAGTTACTTACCGTTAGTGAGGGCCTTCCGTGGCTCAAGAATTTCCATCAGCTAGCGGGAGTGCTAGGACCCTGATTGTAACTGGCTTTACCGCACTTGGGCTCGACCTTTTCACAGGTACCAGAAGCTACTTCACTCAGAGGACACGACGTTCATGAGGAGAGGTCCAGGTTGGCTTTTTGATTGAGGATTAACTAAATGGGTCAACCAATTTATTGCCTTCACGACGGAAGACTTTAGCAGCAAATTTATTGGTTGGGTTATCAACCATAATTTTGCGCATATGACCGGTTGCTACAGTGCGGGCTGCTTTATATCCAGCGATATTATCCTTGATAGTTACGCGCTTACCGCCGGGACCATCCGCAGTTACTTTCCAGACACCAGTGTCATCACCAGGTTTGATATTCTCAATCCAGATGTAACCACCTTGGACTCGCTTTTGTTCAGCGGCTTCATTTAAAAATTCATTATAGGTTTTCATATGCTTTCCATGTTCCAACTCGGAATGTTTCAATTACTCGTTTAGCACGATTTGGTGTCTGGCGATACCACTTAGAATTAGCGAGCTCTTTAGCAGCCGCTTCCCATTGTTTTGATTTAAGCAAACGCATTGACGCTGGGAAACCAGCTACGCCAGCTACGCCCATTTGGAACACCATATTAATGAGTGCTGCTCGACGAACTCCATCAAGCACGTCATATACCGGCTTTAATACAGCGTTTCCAAGAATCCCTCGAGTTGCTTTATCGACATCTTTCGCAAAAATAGCTTCTGCTTCGGCTTTTGTGATTTGACCATTACATGGACGCCCCACAAGCTTATCAAGTTCTCGTTTAGCAACATCAAGAGAAGGGTCACGTGTCAAAAGGTGACCGATACCGATTGTCCAAAAACCTTCGGTGTCTTTATAGATTTTAGAATCGTATCCTTCATCGATACGAAGCATGCCAAAAATGTCCATGAGGACCTCCTATCAGTTGATAGGAGTATTTATTTAGCATTCCCAAAGAGCATCTTGAATGATCTTTGGATAAAGTTTCTGCATAACTGAGAATAAACTTGGACCCATTACTACATTCCACATACGCGGATGAATCAAAGCAAATGCATCGATTTCAGGGAATTCATTTCCATCTTCATCTGTATGATATGCCGTGCAAATACAATCTCTGAATTGAGAGTGTTCCACTGGGAACGGATATTCAAAGATATGTATATCTTTATTGCTAGCATAATCGTGGCGGCCTAGGTCCACTAGATGTCCTGGATTATAATCAACGAATCCAGTTTCTTCACGACATTCACGAACAGCTGCTTCAAGAGGAGATTCACCGGGTTCAATATGGCCCTTTGGAATATCCCAACGAGATGGCCCACCGCCTAGTCCGGAATTAGTTACTCGTCCCATGAATAGTTCTTTGTCTTTTGTAAAGAACAGAATACCAGCAGAGACTTCTTTAATTTTCTTACTCAAATTTCACCCCAACTAATTTCACGAAGTCTTTGCATGATTGACTCAACTTCTTCAATCATATCTTCATCGCAGTCAAATGAACCTTCTACCATCCAATCACTAATTGGAGTGAACATTTCCAGGTCCGTAGCAAGACGATTACGAATATCATCAACTGACTCATTATCATTAAAAGAGTACAGATAAGAATCAGCTGATTCAGATTTTACAAATACTGCAATACTCATACCTTTTCCTCTAAGAAGTCAGACAGTTTAAAATCTTTACGGTCCATCAGGCCGTAATGAATGTTCTTCAGCGTATCGTACATGTCCCAGTACTTTTCTTTTAGCATATTACCAAATGGTGGAATGTAAAGCTTATCCCATTTAGCAGCTAATTGGCCGTTGCGCATTTCTCCTGGAACATTTTCAACGATGCGCAGAACTTTGACTGCAACATCATAATCAGATGGCGGAATCCATCCCCAATTATGATGGACTGAACCGTTAATTTCGCCATTCAGCGAAGTAAAAATTGTAGCTGGACAACTCATCGTGTACCTCTAATACCTTGAATGAAATTTAAAGCATCTTCGCCAGCCGGAATTTCTTTAGGCTTAGATTTTCGTTTAAAGAGTTTCCATTCTCGTTTTTGGTCGAAGGTTCCACGTTGAACCTGTCCAAGATAAAATAACCACTTTCCAATCCAATAGAATGGAGTTAAAATACCAGCCATCCAGCCAACATAAAGTAATTGTTCACCATACAGAGGACTAAAGAAGTACAATCCCCAATACATTCCAAACCCATCAAGCATTGTAAACATAAAGCAAATAATTATTGTACAAACAACCCATCCGAAACCATCATATGAGCCTGCATCATTGAATCCGCGAAATAATGTTTTAATCATCGTTTAATCCTGCATCTGGAGATAAAATTCTCTAAATTTTGCTTGTCATCATAAACTGATTTGGCTTTAGTAAACAGTTTAACATGAATTTTACAATAGCACCATTTGATAAAAGAAGCTAAAACTATTACCACAAATAATGAGCATAAAGCACTTAGTGGAACAGAAATAATCATTTCAGCTACAAATCCATTGAACCACCAAACTACGAAATTTGATATGAAGACAGTAAGTATAATAATTGTCCAACAAACGTTGTCCTCATATTTTGATTTGAATCTATCAGCAATTTCTCGTTCAAAATGTCTGATATTCATTTTAGGATTATATTTCATTTTTACCTCGGCATTCCATAATGAATTCTTCCGATTCTCGGATTATTCTATTACGAAGAACTTTAGCATTCTCTTCAGCCAAACGTTTATTTTCTGGACGCATCACCCACCAAATTGCAATATTGGGAGCTTTATTGTTTGACCAAATCATAAAAGGTATAGCTATAAAAATAGATGCGACGAACCAAATTGGAGCATATGGGTCAGGTAAAAGAATAGAAGGAAAGAAACACAATGCCACTGTAATTACAGATGCAGCAAGACAAACCATCATATGCCAAAAGTCTGCTTTTTCTTCAAGTTCTCTTAATTCACTTCTTGGCTGATACCCCATGATCATTTCCTCGCCTTACGACAGTCATTAATAAAACCTTCAAAACGTTCAGCTTTGCTGAGCTTTGATATTATTCTATTTCTTCGCATGCCAATTAAAATTTGTGCAATCGTGTTAACAAATTCACCAATCAGCATAACAATGATACCAAACATTCCCCAACCAAAACATGTGAATGCAGCCATTGCTCCAGCTGAATCAGCTCTTTCTTCTTTTGGAAGATTTGTGATATCAGACCAACCCCAAAATACAATAATTCCGTATAGTGTCAATGCAACGCACCAGCAGAGCTTTTCATTTCTAGTCAAAATATATCTGACTTTGGTTGAAAGAGAATCCGTTTTAGCAATTTTAGCTTTAAGTTCAGTTGAATTCATTTTATTTTCCTCATAGGGCCCGAAGGCCCTTTATCATTTGAACGGACGAATCATATCAAAGTTTTGTTTAAAGCGTTTAACATAATCTGTCTTTCCAAGTTTCTTATGCATTGCAACTATCTTGTGGTAGTTTTCCCATGCATATTCACGGAACCAGCCAGATGTAATGCTTGTACAAACTTTTTCCAAAGCGTACATAAATGAACCAGTAGGGTCTGGGTTGAAATTATTTGGAATTTGATGACGTTCTAAAGCAAGCACACAAGTTTCTTCATACACACCCGCTAGCTTAAGTTCTTCCGGAAGAGAATCGAACTTCTCTTTTGAGGTCATCACTTCAGAGCCATCTTTCATGTAGAAAGTGTAAGCAGGACGACCGGCTAAGGCTACTGCTTCATGAATTGAATCATGGTCGTAGATGTAAAAATCATCTTTGAAGAAAGAATCTTTATCTACATCCAGATTAGGATGAGAATATGCTAATGTCTCTTTTTGACGCAGTTCAGAAATCTTTTTCAGACCATCGTCTAAAACAATTCCTTTATTACGTAAGAAACGAATATGGTGCATAGTCTTTTGGAAGAAACGAGTGTTCTTCTTAAAACGGTGAGACATCTTAATTGCTAAGCACATCGCAGGAGTTGCCCAGTACATCTGAGAGAGTGCGTCATAGCAGCCGTGAAACAGTGCGTAATTTGCGAGCAACTCAGATGAAGTATTTTCATCATATTCAAAAATGTATGCTTCAAAGTAAGTTTCACGACCATTGTGCATGCATTTGAAAGCTCGTACATTCGGAGATTGAACTTCTACTTCTGTTCCATTCATGCGGTTTTTGAAATGAAGCCATTCGCCTGGAGACGCAATGAAGTCCCAATCAGAATTCTTAACATCACTGTACTCAATGAGTCCATGGTGATGAAGTGCTCGAGAACCAATAACCAGCAACATAATATTTTCCTCTTTAGAATGTAGAACTACTATACCACACTTGGCTTCTGTTGTAAACGGTTCTTTCTACACATTCTGATGAAGTTTTCAATAGGTTCTTCTGGGCGATTAGCTGGATAGCATCTCTTCCAATTCCAACCGCCTAGTAAGTCAAAGATTTGGTCAGGAAGAGAATCCCATGGATGTTCTCTTTCGCGGAGTTGAAGCACAATATCACCGGCTGCTTCTCTAATTCCAGTATCAAGTTTTCCATTACAAATCACGACATCCATGAGTACTGCAAGACAGCAACTATCGTGACTTCCGTATTTGTTCGGATAGTAAAAATAATGGTCAATAATGTAGCAGCAATTACGGTCTAAACCTTTCATAGTGTTCCTCCAATGATTCTGGGGAAACTTTTCAGTCTCCCATATATTATCATTAACAGCTGCTAGTGTACCACACAGAGCCGTCCTCGTTAACCCCAAAGGTCTCAGAGTTACCTTCGCCATAACAGTCAGAAGACTGCCAATCATTGAAAGTCAGATAACCACCAGAAACTTCCATACCAAAAGAAGCTTCATTAGCCATAGTTTCAAGCTTACCAAGAAGCTTAGCTACTTCAACTGCTACTTCTTCAATTTCTTGACGTTTTTCTTCACGAGTTTTAGACATAATTTACCTTAGCACATATCAGAGGAAGAAAGCCAAACGCCTTCTACAAGTTTTTCGTTTTCATCAACTTCTACGCCATGATGACCTACAAGCCAATGAGCGTCATAGCCTACTGGATAATAAGTACGGCCGTTTCCATAATCACCTACATCAAAAGTTAGACCATGCTCATCGGCGATAACTTCAGCAGCTTGTTCAATTTCTTCTGAACGTTCCAAAAGTTTTGCAATAGCTGCTGCAGCAGATTTACGATCATTATATTCAGGGATTTCAATCTGAATTACTTTGTTCATTTCTTGTTCTCTTTGCAATCTGCCCACGGCAGTAGTTAATGAAATCGGAAACGTCTGCTCCGATATGGCTTCCAGGAACCTGGAGTTTTTCTACAAGCTTATTCATTTCAGCTGAAAAGTGCTTAACAAGATATTCTCGTGAAGGACCACGGAAGGCTTGAGCTTCTTCAAGAGTACTGTTACAAATGAATGAGAAAATAAACTTTCCGCCGCGTGTATTGTAATGAACTTCAATAGCTCCACAGAACCAATGACCCATTGAATAACGAGTTCCTTCGTCTTCTTTACGAACTTCAGAAGTCAAATTATTCAACGAAATTGATGAATAATGATACGAGTATGCACCCTTATAAGCGATACTGCATCCATCAGCAATTAAAGCAGAAAGCATACTACGAGCATCTTTCAGGCTGTTGATGTAAACATGGCCTGGAACTTTTCGTTCTTTAAGCTGATGATCATCCATATGTAAAGAATAATCGTCGTATGCTGGAGCCAAAGGTTCAATGATACTGATTAAGCGTTTTGGCATACCAGAATATTCTAATTGACTACGAACATATCTACCAAACTTATTACCTGTACCCCTTGTAATAACTTTGGAATCTTTCTTAGGTTCATGAAAATCATCATAAAAAGCCATAATCTTCTCCTCTATTATCCCTAAAGCCGGGGATTTCTCCCCGGCGTATTTCTTAGCCTTTCAGACTTTCCAGGTATTCCTGAAGGTCAGCAGTGGTGGTTTCAATACCAACCGGAGTGGTGTTGAAGGTATCAATACGAGACAGAGTAGTCTGTACATCAACTTTCATCAGAGATGCAGATTCGATGATATCTGCTACGTTGTCCAGACCCATGGAGTTGGCGGCACGAGTTTCACGGATGTACTCGAGTTTCACCTTAAGGTCTTCACGCTGGTCATCCAGAGCTACGACAGTAGTTTCAATTTCAGTAAGCATCTGTTTCAGTTCAGCTGCTTTATTACGCAGAGCTTCTGCGGTACGACGATACAGAAGACCAAGTTTAGCGTGGGTCTGTACGTCAGCATTAGGATTTTCAGCCAGAATTCGGCGAATTTCTTTTTCTTTACTTTCAGCCTGTGCATCTTTTTCTGCAGCAGCTTTGAGTTTATCGTTAATTTCACGTGTTGCCGTCACATGACGAGTTTTCAGTTTATGAACTTCAGAGATAATCTGCTCAGCAGCATGTGTCATCTGATCTTCAACCGAAGTGTTCTTTGTCATGAAAGTGCCCAGTTTGATGCGGATGAATTCAACAATTTTCTTCAGAATAGCCATGTTTATTTCCTTTTTGTTTAGAGATTTGAATTTTATACTCTGTATTGTAAAGCATTGAATTTAGCCACGATTTTTTTATTCTCCGATTCAATTTTGTTTTGATGAGGTAATAATATCATACTACCTCACCATTGTAAACAATTTTATTTCATTTTGTTGAAATATTTTTCAGCTGCTTCATCATCCTTATGGTAGGTCTTAGTCAAAGCCACTGGACGAACGTTAAAAGTGTTAAGAGAATCGCGAGCAATCACGATAGTAAACCAACGACCATCGTCATTACCCAAAGCAGCATAACGATAAGTATCCCATACAAATTGCTTAATGCTTTTGATATCATTCAAAGAATTTGCTAAATCTGAATGACCGTTCTTAGCAAGTTTTTCTGTGATGATGTTGAACATTTTCTTTACTCCGTTTGTTTTTGATGGAGCTATAATAACACATCTAGAACCAATGTAAACGGCAAGTGAAAAAATTTTTAAAGATAGATTTGGATTCACCAGAACGGCTGAGAGGAACTTTCTAGATGGGAATGATTAAACCATTGACTACATATACAAAAATGCCCTGAGTGTCATAGAGATACCCAGGGCATTAAATCTTACTTAGCTTCTACCTTTTTGAGTGCTTTAGCACGAACGTCTACACGATGAGCCGACTCTATATACTTACGAACTTCTTTGGCTATGCCAGTAGTGTAAGCTACAGTTTCGACGGTTGTGTACAAGTCCATCAACTCAGGAGTGTCTATGTTACTGATGTTACGGCCTCTGCGGATTTTAGCAAACTGAGTTTTAAGTACAGCACCATCTTTAGAAATTTCGTTGAGAAGAGCGAGAATCTTCTCATACTTGTTTACGATGCCTTTAACGTCAAACTTGTAAAGGTCTGGGTTAACTTTAGGAGCTGGAGTTGCTTTAGGAGCTTGAATTGGAGCAACAGGTTTAACCACGGGCGCTGCAGCAGGAGCAGGAGCTTTCGCTGGAGCCGCTTTAGTTTCTTTTGGTGCTTTGGCTGGAGATTTAATACCTCTCAGAGATTTAAAAGCATTTTGTACTTTGTAGTAATCTTGTGGATTTGAAGTACCAATACCATAAAGTTTTTGCACAGAAGCAGCAAATTTCATGAAGTCGTTGCGCTCACCAGGAGGAACGAGGTCCATAGCAGATTGCCATTTCATTTTAGTCATTCGTTCGCCAGCTTCGGTAATCATGTCAGAATCTGACTCTGCGATAAATTCTTTAAAGTTAAGCATAATAGGGTCCTTGTGTTTATTGCAATATTTATATGCAACAACGCCCCGTCCGAAGACAGGGCGTAAGAATCGACAGCACCACCTACTGGCAGATGGCCTGCAGAAGTTCGTTCCCAGCGACTCGGAGGCATCAGTCTCGCCCCTGGGAATATAGCGTCGTGGAGGTGTCACTTTGCAGGTGATTAACAACCGGTGGCTCCGCAGAACCAAATCGGCAAGGGCTAACCTTCTCTTCTAACACGACGTCTTAGTAGGAGAGCTGCAACTCTTCCTAAAACTTATTCAATGTGTTCTACAAAATCACAATCCATCACCCAATAACTTGTGTCATATGGGTCAGATAAATTATCAAAGTGCTTATAAATTTTATTTTCGGCTTCGATTGTATCATCTGCGTCAACAGTAAATAACTTACTTACAATACGGTCATCATCAACCATGTACTCAGATATGCGATATTTTACTTTAACTAAATGAATCATAATTTCCTCATATGGTGCCGGTTAACGGATTCGAACCGCTGACACTCTCATTACAAATGAGCTGCTCTACCAACTGAGCTAAACCGGCTTGGTGCATCGAGAGGGATTCGAACCCTCAATCCTTTCGGCGGGAGATTTTAAGTCTCCTGTGTATACCAGTTCCACCATCGATGCGAAATTTGGAGCTAGGGGTGAGATTCGAACTCACGAAGGGATACCCGGCGGATTTGCAATCCGCTGCCTTTGGCCACTCAGCAACCCTAGCAAATTGGTCGAGGTAGAGGGATTCGAACCCATCGACCTGTGGATTAGAAGTCCACTGCTCTATCCAGCTGAGCTATACCCCGAGTGTGTTCAGACAGGACTCGAACCTGTAAGCATGTTCTTGCGGCGTTTTACCACCATCGTCAGCATATGATTCAATATGCGAACTCAAAAGGTGTTGGACCCCTTGTCTACCAATTTCAGCACTGAACAACTTTATTTATTACATATCAACCTGAGTAAACCAGTTGATTTTGAAATAATCATCAAAATGAAGAGCAGGTTCAACTTGAGTATCTTCCTCAAGAAGAATTAAATTCTTTCTTACAATCGGGTCAAGATAAGTTGTATTTAAACAACTATCATGCCAATATGTAAGTACTCTATTTGATTTAGTATCAACGAGATAACGAACATTCATATCAGGATGTCGGTACAGATTAATCATAATCTATTTCTCTTGAAGCATTTTACGTAAACGATAGAGCTGATTACAAAATTCTTTCTCAGTCAAGACCGTTTCGGAGATTTTGTTCTTGCCCATACTATGGGTTAATGTTGCGTTACGAGTAGCAATCAATGCTTTTTGGAATCCAGTGTTTTGAGCAAGTGCATCATAAGCTCCAGTCAAAATATTCTGGTATGCTTCAGATGCTCGATGAATAGGAACACCCTTCCAATAAAGCGTTTGAGTAGGCCACCAACGTTTCTTTTTGCCTTTGAACTTTGCTGCCTTTCCAACTAAAGTGCAAACATGAGCTTGCATTTCAGGATTTGAAAATTTGAGGGATTGCAAGAACCCCTCCATTGATGCACATTCTACACCGTCATAAACGAAAGCGTGCGGTGCAAAGTTACTTAAAGCACAAGAAGGATATGAACTTCCAGAGCCGATATCCATTAGCCAACCTTATGTAAACCGTGTTCAGGAGCATAACGGTCGTAAGTCTGACCGTTTGTAGACGCCTTGATTGAAACTTCACGAGCATTCGCGAACTCTTCAATCGCATCAGTAATACGTTTCTTAAATGCTTTCAGATGTAACATAAGTAGTTCTCTTTCTGATTGTAAATTGAGTTAATTCATCAACTTCACCACAACGCCAAGCGTCATCTTCAGTTTCAAAACCAAGAGCTTCGAATAAGTCACCTAAATGCCAGCCTTCGTCAAATTCTGGGTCTCCTGAAAAGTAATAATAGTAATCGCCAGTTACTAAATCTTGAATTACAAAATCAAACTTTTCCATTAGATAGTCACCGTAGTAATAGGTTCAGGAGCTTTAGGAATAACGATATCTTCTTCGATGTAGAAAAGCTTAAATGTTTCAGCTACACGCATAAAGTCAATATCGTAACCGACTGGAATTCCAATCAATTCTTGAATCTTATCCATCACCTTATATTGAACTTGATAGAAATCTTCAAGACGAGCATCGAATTCATCTTCAGTATAATCGCCAGTTGGAATGACAAAGCCTAATACTTCAGAGCAGAATTCTGGAGTGATTTCTTCATTTTCAACACAATATTCAAAGAAAGCATCACCAGAATAGTCTTCATTACCCATTCCATTAGGGTCTGAATTATCAGATGCGAAACATTTAGCAACGGCGCACCAACTTGGAATGTGTCTAGCATTTACAGCATAAATCACATTTTCTTGATAATCGTCACCATCGTTTTCCCATGATACACAAGAAATAGCATAACCTTTAGGGATAGTTTGACCAAAGCGGAGTTCCATAATATTTCCTTCAATTAAATGGTGAAAGTGGTTTCATATACAAATCTATCAACATTCTCCATTTAGCAATTACTTTAGAATATGGAGCTTCATGATAGAATTGCGAAATGTCAGAATAATCTAGTTTAGGTAATGGAGTTAAATGCCCCATCAGTTCACGTGGGAATCGATGAAAACAATTCATCAAATCTTTGTAAACATAATCGAGAAGGTCTTGGACAGTAAAGAATTGAGTATTTAGTCCTTCTTTGGAATAACGATATTTCAAAAATTTCCAATGGCCAGACTTAGAATCTTGAGTGAACGCGTAATCACTATGAAGCATGATATCGCGAACAAAATCTTCAGAGAAGAAGATGGAGTGAGTGCAACCATAATAAATCATATTATTTTCCTCAGAATTTGGTGGCCCTTCTGGGAGTCTAACCCAGCTTACACCGGTTATGAGCCGGGTACTTTCACACGACAGTACAAAGGGCCAAAGTCCTCCGAAGAGGACGAATATTATTCAACCATGAAATCTGCTACTTCATCAAAGTCGTTATTGATAACAACAGTAAATGGCAGTGCTTCATCGCTTGTTTTGATAGTCAGCTTAACGAAGCCATCAACAGTTTCAACCAAACCAACGATTTTATCAGAACGTACTACAGCACGAGCTACATCAACAATTTTACCAGTCATTGCAAATGTAGCGATTTGGTTAACTTCAACAACGATACGTTTCATTCTTTTTCCTTAGTGGTTTTGATGTGTTAATAATAACATCATTATTTTAAAGCATAATATCTAAACGGATTGATGTGGAACGATAACATTGCTCTGTCATTCTTTTCAGGCTTATCAACTTCAGATTTCAATTTCCATCCACAGTAAACTCGTAGGCAGAATTGAATTTTTCCAATTTTAAGCCAAGGCTGATATCCAAATACACCCCAAGCCGATTCATTCCACATGAGCAGCCAACCGTTAGATTTACCATTAGACTCTACAGTAGGATTGCCCTTCCATTTAAACTCTGAAGTAGCTTCTCGTCCAAGAACATAATAAGCAAAGTTATATGCTTTATTTCGCCATAGCCATGCTACACGTTGTAAATATTTTCCAAGAACAGGAATTTTACGAATCTTTTCCCAGCGTTTAATATGTCCACCATCTCCGTCAATTGGATTATCAAATGTCATCATCCAATTGAATCCATATGGAAGTTTTTCGGTGGATTCATTATAGAACGGAACTACAAATGGAGCAAGCAAAATAGCTAGCACACCAGTAATCCAATCAAGTGGTACAAGAACAATATAACTTAAGTATTTTAGCAATTTCATAGTAGTCTCCTTTGACATTCTATTTATGCTAAAAAGCCCCAAACAGATTTCTCTGCTCGGGGCGTTGTTTGGTGGGAAGTGTTGGAATCGAACCAACCTCTCATGCTCTTCAGGCACGCGCTAATCCATCTCAGCTAACTTCCCTTGGTCTCCATACGAGGATTTGAACCTCGGACCCTCTGGTCCCAAACCAGATGCTCTACCAAACTGAGCTACACGGAGTTTATTTGGAGCATCCAGAGAGAATCGAACTCTCGTCTACTGGGTGGAAGCCAGTCATAATAGCCGCTATACGATGGATGCAATTTGTACGGAACGCCTGGACTCGAACCAGGTTACAAGATAGTTGACGCTATCTTGCATTTTTCAAAGGCCATCATCTCGACCACATCCGAACGTTTCGTCAAAAACGCTACTCGGCTTACGGCAAAGACGAATCCTCGAACCGATTGTTTGGCAGGCCCCGTAGGAATCGAACCCACGTCACTGAGGTTGGAGCTCAGGGTAATACCACTATACGAGAGACCTAAAATGGAGGAAGCGGTGGGATTCGAACCCACGGACCGTATCACTACGGCCTCCGGTTTTCAAGACCGGTGCAATAAGCCAGCTCTACCACGCTTCCGAATTGGGGTGACCGATGGGAGTTGAACCCATGACTACGAGAATCACAATCTCGAGTTCTACCAACTGAACTACGGCCACATCAATATTTACTCCAGCAATCATGATGCCTTCACACGAAATTGAGAGAAGAGTGATCAGTTCAACCCTTGTAGACGCGTCAAGTAAATATTGATGTGACAATAATTGGCTGGGGTACCTGGACTCGAACCAGGGAATCGTAGAATCAAAATCTACTGCCTTACCAACTTGGCTATACCCCAATTGTTTGGAGGCGGGTGATGGACTCGAACCATCGCGTAACGGGATATGAACCCGTCATTCTACCAACTGAAGTTAACCCGCATCTATCCGGATTCTTGAAGTACAAACAAGTAGCTCGATGTAGAACACAGAATACTGTGGGAACAACTTACTTCGTCCTCGGCATTTACTTATAGGACTCTGACTCATCTTCAAGAACTGCCTCGTATTTGGCAGTGCTGACGGGTTTCGAACCCGCGATCTCTCCCGTGACAGGGGAGTGTCTTGACCATCTCGACTACAGCACTATAAATTTACTTTCGTGAGTATGGGATTACCCTCAAGCCTTCCGGAAAGCTGAATAGGTGTTATTGGCTCTCATATACCCGTGCACAGATATAATCTTCATTAACACAATAACTTCATCAATATACTCCGAAAGTAAACTTTCGGCGCCGTATTTAATTTGAACTGTGCGGTTATCGTTGAGGGAACTCACAGACAGGGATTAAAGTGCCGACGACTTATCAGAACGTCTTCTGACTTCTACATTTGGCGGGCCGTGCAGGTATCGAACCTGCCTAGTCATTTCTGACACGGATTAACAGTCCGTCGCTTACCCTCTCAGCCAACGACCCTGAATTTGGTTCTCCGTAAGAGAATTGAACTCTTCTTTCCGACGTGAAAGGCCGGCGTCCTAACCGATAGACGAACGGAGATTGGTAGGACGTGAGGGAGTTGAACCCATCGACATTCCGATTAAAAGTCGGATGCTCTAACCAACTGAGCTAACGTCCTGTAGATATTTATAATATCAAAAATATCTTTAAGCAAATTGGTGGGAATAACTGGACTCGAACCAGTGACCTAACGATTATCGGTCGTTTGCTCTACCAACTGAGCTATATTCCCGGAATTTGGTGGGGAGTGATGGAGTCGAACCACCCGAGTCGCAATGACAACAGATTTACAGTCTGCACCGCTACCTCTACGGAATTAACTCCCCAAAATTTATTTAAGAACTGTTGAGTTCATTGACTTAACCAAGAAAACTTGGTGCGGCGAACGAAGTGAACCTTCAACAGTGCGATGTTCTGGAAAATTGGTTGAAGTCTGAAAACCAGCTATACGATAACCTTGTTCAGTCCATCCTAAAAGGATGCCAACCATACACCCGGCAGTTTTTCCACCTTTATCGAAGGCTACAATATCACCAGGAGCAATTTCATTACCCATTGAGTCAGGCTTAATCCATTGTGGAGTAACCAGTTCTATAGGTATATTTATACCGCTTGAAGAGTGGTAGTATTCGTCTGAACGAATACCTTTGATATCATTAAACAGTTTGTTCCAGGTGTTGCTGATACTCATAATGTTCTCTCGCAGCGTTTTGGTGAATCAACGATAGTTCATCGAAGATTGACTTCATTGCATTTTTCACAAAGACTTTTTCAGAAGGCTCCATCGACGTATTGTTGATGATTCTCGCCATTCGTTCTTTGAGCTTCTTTTTCCGATTTCGGACCGTCTCCTTTGAAGCGGTCTTCATATGAGCAAGATTAGTCATCATGTTCCGTCGATAGATTAATAATATCAAGTAACTCTTTAAGCATTTAACCGCGTTTGTATGCGTGATGAGCCAGAATAGCAACAACACCGACAGACAGTATTACGCTTTTGATTGCAGTTAAAACACAACCAGTAGCAACACCAATAAGAATCCAGTCAAACTTATTCATTGGAGTGTCTGCGTCATAAGTTTTCTTAACCCATGCTTTAGCTTTGGTGTACAGTTCTTTAATTTGAGTCATTTGCAATTTTATCCATAACGAATGAAATTATACCAGCAACTAGTGTAAGTATTACACTACTGATGAGTTCAGAATTTGAAAGGAATGGCCATCCGAAGATAGAAGTTCCAAGTGCTCCCAGTGTTACTACAGTAAAGATGTTTCCAATGATTTCGCAACGTTTCATTTTAATCTCCTTGTGTTGATAGGGCTATAGTATCATAGCCCTCAAGGAAAGTAAACGGTTAACGAACCTGTTTAATCAACTTTTTGTTCTTTTCAATCCAACGGTCAATGTCTTCAGCTGGACCGTCGAAAGTAACAACGTACTCTCCGTCAACTTCTGTCATTTCTGTACCGATTCGACCAAAGTCATCAAGAGTTCGTCCGAAAGCTCGATGGTCATAGCTTTTCACGACGATATCTTTCTTAATGTCTTTTTGACGAGTAGCTTCAGCCATAAATTCTTGATAAGTTTTCATTTAAGGTCTTCTGCCCAATCTAGTTTAAGTGGTTCTTTGTATTCACGGTCCAGTACAACTGGTATCTGAACTTCACCCTTGAATGATAAAGGACCTACGTTATAAGACAACGTAATGTGAGGAGTGTAGTCAGGAAAATCATGCGTTGCACCTAATGCACGAGCATAACGATGTCGATGCTTAAGATAATCAGAATCTAGCACCAAAACAAGCACTGGAGATTCTCCATGGTTCCACACTTCAAGGTGTCCTTTACGAGCGACTTCAAAACTACCCGATGAGCATGTATAAGGTACATTAACTCTTGAATAGCAAATCGTTGAGTGAATTTTATGTCTTGGAACCGGATTAGGAACCTTCAACTCTCGCTGAAGGTTCTCTATAGCATCTAACGTTAAATCAGAAAACTTGGCTGCAACGTATAATCCAGAACCGAGGTCCTGGAAGTTAATCATTCAGCTTCAGTAACTTCATCAAGTTCAAGCTGCTCAGGAACCAAAGCACGAACTGCTTCAACAACAGCTTTGATTTCTACTGAACCATTTTCATCGCCGGTAATACCAACGAGTTTGATGATTTCCTGGAAGCCAGCAGACAGATTCTGAATAACTGCTTGAGCCTGTGAAATTTCTTCGTTTGCATCAAACAGACGAGATTTCAGTGCAGTTACAGTACCTTCCAGTTTTTGGATTTGTTCGCTCATTTAATTACCTTTTCAATTTTAGAATAGAGGTCCTCTAAAGAACCGTCGTTTGTTATTACAATATCACCGTCTCTGATTGGTAAACCAGCTTCAGTGATGTGAGTATCTTGTGAACTTTCACTATTTGGACGAACTACATGAATTACTGTAGCACCCATCGCCCGAGCAGCATCAAGTTCGTGGTCCTGACGAGTATCTGGAACAATGTAAAAATCCAGGTCGTCATGGAAACTATCGACATAATCAATAGCGAATAACTTCAACCAATACATGCGGTCAACCATGTTGCAGAAAATGTCAGTCCCAAGGGTCTGCATGAGACGACGTACTGTCCATGGTTTGGTATTTTTATTTATTAAGTCTTCAATCTTGTTCATTCCAACAAATGAAAAATCACCATTGTCATGAATGAAGAACCCATTTTCTCTTTTTCCAGCTTTTAATTCATGGTCCAAAAGACGATAAACACATCGTTTCATATAATCGATGACGTCTTTGTTATTCAGCAGCAGAATCTGTTCCCGGTCGTAACCTTTACCTTCAAAATCAAGGCGATTCAAAGATACACCAGTTTTTTGGGTCAAGTCCGGATTCCAGCAACCAGCTAATGTATCTTTAATTGGACCAGCAAGCTGGAACTTTTTCGTTTTGTAGTTATTCGCAAGATAGTCAGCGGTAGTGTCTTTACCTGACCGCTTTTTACCTATGATGAAAATAAGTTTCATATTACCTCATAGAAGGATGCATTGCAACAGATGAACGAGACTGAGCAGCCTGTTCGATATTTTGTTTACCTACTATGATTTTACCATCTTTTTCTATTTGCAAATACTTGAACGGAAACATTGCAGTACAAATAACTGCAGGGTCAGCATCTTCAGTATAACTGAATTCTACTTCGCCTAAATCAGAACACCAAGCTCCATAGTAATGAAAACTCATCACAATTTTCTTCTTGGAGTTATCAAGCATATGAACAGAAACGTGCGGTGGAACGTAACCTGGCTTCCACGCTTGCGAGTTAAAATCAATGTAGTTGTTGATTGAAAGCATCCATTGATACATCTGAAGCCAAGAATTTAAATCTTCATCGACTAAAAAGCGTATGACTAACGGGTCATGTTCAAATGTTGAACCTGGCAGTTGAGAACGTGCCAGACCGCCTTGTCCAGATGGGGTTTCTGTAACAGGGATGCGCACACCAGGTATTGTAGCTGATTGTACGTTAAGCGTAAAAGCTTTTGTCAATCCGGCGTCAGGAATATCTACTATAAAGTTAGTAATATTCGTTTGGTTAAAAAGTTGATTAGCGTCCAATTCGCTTTCCTTCTGGAGTAGTTATAATGGTTTTGAGTTCTTCCGGAGCAATCAATATCAATCAATCCGGAAGAAGATGGATTAAGATTTCCAAACAGCATTCGCAGAATAACGCTTGCCTTTTGACATAAACTGCTGAAGAGGAAGTAGAACAACGTTAGCCCAGTCTGCTGGCTTAATCTCTACTAAACTTCCTTTGATATGACCAGGAAGATAAGCTTTAATCATCTTATCCGCGCCAGCGAAACCCTTAACTTGACTCCAATTAATCTTCAACTTAGTTTTGTTAGTAATAGTCGGAGTGTTAGCATATTGCTTTAGCAACTCTTCGAGAAACTGTTGTCGTGCTTTTGGTGGAATATAGTGCAAGTTCAAACCATACATCAACGTAGTTGAGCCTTGTTTCCCCAATCCCAAATAAATAATCAATGGAAATCTATCCCAGAACGGAAGTGTGTCTTTATGTTTAGCATCATACATATAAGCATAAAGTTTTCCTGGAGTAGGTTTTGATACCTGATGACCACGAATATTTTTCTTCATTGTCTCGTTGAACCAACGAGCTGACTTATTGTTAACAGCTGCGCCTTCGTTAGCAATCTTTTGACGAATGCTCTGACGGAAACTGTTAATCATCACAAGTTGTCTTTCTTGACGAGTAAGTTTCTTTGGATTCTTTCCTTCGAGTTTAGCAACTTGAACAGCTGTCTTAATTCTCGAAGAATATCTGCTCATAGCTTTTGTGAATGTAGCATATTTTATGCCTTTTTCTTCGGCAAAAGATTTGGCGGTGGCACCTTTCTTTTTCGCTTCAGCATATTCTACACCTATCTCTACCCATTTTCTTTCGTCTTTAGGGACTGTTCGAGCTATCGGTTGAGCACCTTCATTAAGCAATTCAAATATAGCCATTAGCCTTTCCACCCTAATCTCTTCAGACCATCTTCTGTAAGCAATCTGAATTTTATGTTGTTCTTTTCAGCAACTTTTTGAGCAGCTGACCATTTATCCTGATTCACGCTCCACGTGTATATCTCGTCGATATATCTTTTCTTTGCTGCTGTTGTGAGTTTAGCAGGCTTTGGAGGTGGTTGAGTTTCTTTCTTTGGTTTTACTTCAACGAAGAACTCTTGCCCATTTTCGTCTCTGAACCAAAAGTCCATGAAGTATCTACGCTTTTTACCATCCGCGTTGCAGAAGTAAGGAATAACTACTTCTTCAGAGTTCCATTTAACTACTTGTGGGTTTGCATCGAGCCATTTCATGAACCATGACTCCCAGGACGAGCGATATGTAATTTTACGAATATCACCCCTGTACTTTTCATGATTTTTCGGCATAAAACGCCCGCTGTAGGCCATTAGGATTCTCCTTACATCTATCAAAGTGCCATGATTTCATGCCTGTAAGTTTGCCAGATTTTCCACACCATGGACATGTTACTTGTATGTTTATTTTATTTATAGACTGTGAACGTTTTTTACGAGTCTCTTCACTATCTATTCTACCAGAGTGAGTATCACTTATTTTTTGGCGGCCTTTATCTGTAATGTAATTTTTACCTTTTAAAGTTTTAGATATGGCTGATTTATGAGACTCTGATTTTGGTTTGCCTTTCGCAGATTTACTCATTTTTAATTTAGTTTTTTCTGAGTGTCTTCTACCTAGCATACATTTACTCATTAATTCAGCATTCTTTCTTTTAATCCACTCAAACTCTTTATTGTTCCTTATTTGGCCATTCGATGAAGCTGTCATTAATCTACAAGCTTTGGCCAAACCGTGGTTTGATGGATTCATTTTGAGTAAAAGCTGATGAGCTACAAAATGTTCTGCAGCAGTTAGATAAACTAAATTATCTTTATCGTCTGAACCACCCATGCATCTTGGAATAATATGATGCAACTCTTTATAGCAATTCAAATTTCGGTCTTTTGCTCTATCCATCAAAGAGTTGTAATGTCTTTGATAGTCCATTTCATTTTCCTCTAATAAATAATATTACTATTTATAAAGTGGAGGCTTTATGTTATTCAGCTTTTTTGACCCTATTACATACACCGCTAAAACGGTTGATGAAAACGCTAAGCCTATTTCCATGACAGACATTTTCAGAAACTATAAAGCATACTTCAAAAGAGTTGCTGCTAACTATCGTCTGCGCACATACTATATCCAAGGTTCTCCACGACCTGAAGAGTTGTCTTACATCATCTACGGAAACCCTCAGCTGTATTGGGTACTTCTGATGTGTAATGATAACTACGACCCTTATTATGGTTGGATTACAAGTCAGGAAGCAGCTTATAGAGCTTCTGAACAGAGATATGAAAATGCTGGTGGAAATCAGGTGTTGTACCACGTCGATGCCAAAGGAGAAAGATACTACAACCTAGTAGAATCGGAAACTAATCCAGGCACATGGTATGACAAAGGTGATACTCTTCAAGAGCATCCTCAATATCAAGGTGCTTTAGCAGCTGTAGATGTTTATGAAGCAGCTATTCTTGAAAATGAAAAGAAACGTCAAATCAAAATTATTTCTCCTGCTGATATTGACACTTTTATTGCAGACTTAATCCGTGAGATGGAGATTGCATAATGGAAATGATTAGTAACTCTCTTCAATGGTTCACAGGGGTTGTTGAAGATAGAATGGACCCGCTTAAGCGTGGTCGCGTACGCGTAAGAGTGCATGGGCTTCATCCATTCCAGAAGACTCAAGGCCCAGTAATGGGTGTTCCAACTGAAGACCTTCCATGGATGAGTCCAATATTTCCTGTAACATCTGCAGCTATTTCTGGTGTTGGTGGTTCAGTTACTGGCCCTGTTGAAGGGACTCATGTGTATGGTCATTTTTTAGACAAATACAGACAAAACGGAATTATTCTTGGAACGTATGCTGCTAACGCAACTGCTCGTCCAAATAGAACTGAAGGATTCTCTGACCCAACTGGTCAATATCCTCGATATCTTGGTAATGACACTAACGCATTGAACCAGGGTGGAGTTGAAGGTGACGATTATACCGCGAATATAGTTCAAGATAGTAACCTTGACACTGGTATTAATCCAGATGATACTGACCTTTCTAATATACCGGAAGACAATAATCCGAATTACACAATAGAAGCAATGCTTCGTCGTGACGAAGGTCTCCGTTTGAAAGTTTATTGGGACGTTAAAGGATACACAGTTGGTATAGGGCATTTTATTGGTGAATTCTCTCAGGGAGACATGGCTGGAGCAAATAAAGCTCTTTCTAAGCAAATAGGACGAGAAGTAACTGGAAACCCAGGTTCTATTTCAATTGATGAAGCATCTATGCTCTTTGAACAAGATGTTGAAAAAGTTCAAAAAGATATTAAAGCTAACTCTGTCGTTGGTCCAGTTTATGCCAAGATGAATAAGTCTCGTCAAATGGCTTTGGAAAATATGAGTTTCCAGATGGGTGTAGGTGGTGTAGCTAAATTCACTGGCATGCTCGCGGCTATGTTCATTGGTGATTGGAAAACTGCCTATAATGAAGCAAGAAATTCTCGTTGGTTCCAACAGACCAAAGGACGAGCATCTCGTGTTTCAATGATTATATTGACCGGTAACTTGGAGTCATATGGTATTCCAGTATCTCCTCCAAGCCCAAAAAGTTTATCAGCGGCTGTTGTAGCTATGGCAACTGGGTCATCTGACCCGTGGGGACCACCAGTTCCTCAAACCGGAAGAATACTTTTTAAAGAACCGCCATCGTCATATAACGGTCAATATCCATATGTTCATACAATGGAAACTGAGTCTGGACATATTCAAGAATTTGATGATACTCCAGGATATGAACGTTATCGTATTGTTCATCCAACCGGAACATACGAAGAAGTTGCTCCTGACGGACGAAGAACAAGAAAAACTGTAGGCGACCTTTATGATATGACCGGTGGTGACGGAAATATTTTAATTTCAGGCGATAAGAAAGTCAACGTCGGTGGTGATGAAACTTATTACAATATGGCTAATAAGATTAATCAAATCGATGGAAACAATACTCTCTTTATTCGTGGTGATGAAACTAAAACTATTGAAGGTGACGGAACCCTTTATGTGAAGGGTAATATCAAAATTGTTGTTGATGGAAATGCTGATATTCTTGTGAAAGGCGATGCAAAAACACAAGTTGAAGGCAACCACGACTACACCGTCAATGGTAATGTCACTTGGTCTGTTAAAGGTAACGTGTCAATGAATGTCACCGGAAACTGGGCTGAAACTATGCAGACGATGAGTTCTAAAGCATCTGGTCAGTACACTGTCGACGGTTCACGTATCGATATCGGTTGAGGTAATAATGGTTGACATACTTCCAGTAAACACTGAACTGCCTGATATTCAAGAAGGCAGTTCAGTTAATCAAACATTCACAGCTCAATTAGAAGCAACAGACACATTAGAGTCTATAAATATAATTGATTTTCAACCTACTCCTGGGATTACGGTTTCAGGAGCCAATTACAAAGGCGTATATGAAAGCGTCTTTTCCTTTGGAGGAGATGCTCTTAAATATCGAGAAGGTGATGAATTTAAAGTAGCCCAATCGTGGGAATCTTTACCACCTTCCGGTACAGCCGATTTATACCTTTGGAAAGCCCCCTCTAAACTTGAGAGGACATTTACGTACACAGTTAAGGTTATATATTGGAGACAAGGCGAAGACACTACAGGACCATCTGGTGAACCTGTCACACCTCCTCCAGTTAAAATGGAAATGACCAAAACATATTCTCAGCTGGTGTATGGTAATTGGAGCAAATGGGCTGAACAACTTCGCTCATACGTATATGCGAGACCATAAATGGCCGGATTAAGTTATGACAAAGCTTTAACTGCAGGCCACTCTGCTTATCCTCCAACGCAAGTAAATGCGACTCAAGGAAAAGTATTTGTTGGTGGAATTGCAGTTCTAGTAGATGGAGACCAAATAACTCCTCATACTAAAACAGTTAAACCCTACGACACTCACGGGGGTTCTGTTCAACCTCGTACAAGTAAAGTGTTCGTTACAGGAAAGAAAGCCGTTCAAATGGCTGACCCTATTTCTTGCGGTGACACTGTAGCCGAATCGAGTAACAAAGTATTCATTCACGGATAAAACAATGGCAACTACTGAACCCTTTAACTATCAATTAAAAAGAACCGCGAATGCGATTCCTGAAGTTTTCATCGGCGGCACGTTCCAAGAAATTAAAAAGAACTTCGTTGACTGGCTGCGTGGCCAAAATGAGTTTTTAGATTATGATTTCGAAGGTTCACGCATGAACGTACTGCTGGACCTCTTAGCATACAACACTCTTTACATTCAGCAATTCGGTAATAGCGCAGTTTATGAATCATTCATGCGTACTGCTAACCTCAGAAGCTCAGTTGTTCAAGCAGCTCAAGATAATGGATATCTTCCATCTTCTCGTTCAGCAGCTAAAACACAAATCATGCTGGAATGTACTCATGCATTGAATGAAAACAGTTTAAGAATTCCTCGCGGAACAAGATTCCTTGCATACGCTCGAGACACAAGCGCTGACCCGTATCCATTCGTAACTACTGAAGACGTAATTGCGTTAAAAGACCAAAACAACTTATATTTCCCTCGTGTTAAATTAGCACAAGGTCGTATTGTTCGCACTGAATTAAAATACAATAAGTTGAAACCAATTATCATCAGGGACGAAAATATCGACCGTTCAGAGGTTCGTTTGTTCGTTGACGGTGCAGAATGGACTAACTGGACTTACAAGTCAATGGTACATGCTGGTTCTACATCAACAATTTATTACATGCGCGAAACTGTAGATGGTCACACTGAATTCTTCTTTGGAGAAGGTGAGCAATCTGTTTCCGTCGCTGGCGCAGCTTTAGAAGCTAACTACATCGGCGGGTTAAAACCTATTCAAGACCAAACTATCGTTATTGAATATATTCGTACTGATGGTGAACGAGCAAACGGTGCTACTGAATTTTCTTATGCTGATACACTCCCGTATATAAGTGTACAGAAAATCTACGAAAACCCAGATGATTCTCCAGATTACGTTGGTGCTGATGGTGGTGGTGACCCTGAAGATATTGAACGTATTCGTGAACTTGGAACTATCAAAAGAGAAGCTCAAGCTCGTTGCGTAACCGCAACTGACTATGATACTTTCGTTTCAGAGCGTTTCGGTTCAATAGTTCAAGCTGTACAGACATTTACTGACCAATATAAGCCTGGCTATGCATTTATTGCAATTAAACCAAAATCTGGACTGTACTTAACTTCTGTTCAAAGAGAAGACATTCAGAACTATCTGAAGCCATTTAACTTGGCTACGATTACTCCATCTGTTATTTCTCCGAACTATTTGTTCTTGAAGCATAAAATTAAAGTTACTTATGCTTTAAACAAACTTCAAGAATCAGAGCAGTGGTTACATGGACAAATCATCGATAAAATTGATGAGTATTACACCAATGAAGTTGAAATTTTCAATGCTCAATTTGCTAAGTCAAGAATGTTGACTTATGTCGACAAAGCAGACCATTCAATTATCGGTTCATCTGCTGAAATTGAAATGATTCGTGAAGTCCAAAACTTCTTTGAAACTCCATCTTCAGGTATTAAATACTATAACCAGATTACTCCACGCAGTTTAAAATCAAGCGAATTCAAATTCATTAAAGGCTCTTCATCTTACATGGTACGTTTAGCTGGTACTGTCGGTGATGGCAAAAAAGGTAAAATTGTTCTTGGGCCATTTAAAGCCGGAGATTTAGCAGCTACTCCAGCCGCTCCAATTTATACCGGTAGTGATTTTGAAAAGCTTCCAGTAACTGATGGAAGAAATACATATTTCGTTGTTGGTGAAGTAGATTATCCATCTGATTATATCTATTGGAATATCGCAGCTCTTAATATTAACTCAAGTTTATTTGACGTTCAATCAATTGAGCTTTATTCTTCACCGAAAGAAAACAACATTTTCACTAAAGATGGTTCATTGATTGTATTTGAGAATGATCTTCGTCCTCAATACACGACCATCACATTGGAGCCTATTGCACAATGACTGTAAAAGCACCTTCTGTTACAAGTCTCAGAATAACAAAACTATCTGCAAACCAAGTTCAAATTAAGTGGGATGACGTTGGTGCTAACTTCTTCTATTTTGTTGAACTTGCAGAGACTCGTAACCAAAACGGGGAGATTATACTCCCCGAAAATTATCAATGGAGAAATTTAGGCTATACTGCTGAAAATGAATTTTTCGAAGACAACTACATTCGCCCATTGAGTTATTATGTTATGCGAGTGGCTGTGGCCGCTGAAGGATTCGAGCAATCAAATTGGAAAATGACTGAAGAATTTCAGACGTTTGAAACGAACGTTTATACGTTTGAAATGATGCGTCAGATGACTTTATCTAAGCAGTTCATTGAAGAAAAATTCACTAAAGATAACCAAGATTTTGTGAATTTTAACCGTGATACTATTATGGCATCCTTGATGGATGAAACATTCCAATTTTCTCCTGAATATCGCACGGCATCTTCTGTTAACAATTTTATTCTTAAAGAAGACGAATATCATGAAATCCAAGGCGATATAGCTAAAATCTGTAAAGATAAAGAGCGTGTAATGCTTATGGAGTCTGAAGGGGTTCTTTATCTCTTCGAAAGATTCCAGAATATCGTTAAAGTATCAAACGATAAAGGACAGACTTGGAAGGCCGTACGATTACTCAATGATCGCGTAGGGAACCCAGTATCAAAAAATGTATATTACCAAACGCGTAATACTACGTATCTCCTGGGATACGACAGGGTCTTCTATGGGCGTAAAAGTAATGACATTCGTTGGTCGGCAGATGACGTAAAATTTAGCTCACAGGATGTTACGTTTGCTAAAATTGGTGACCAGCTTAAACTCGGATTTGACGTTGAAATCTTTGGTACTTATGCTCGTCTTCCATTAGCAGTTCAGAAATATGCTGAAGCTATCACAGCAACAGATAATATGATTTACGTTGCTGGTCGTGATGTTGTTTACAGAGCTCAGACCAGAAATGCTCCTATCGACCAAGACCCATTATCACCTACGTTTGGTGAAAAACTGTTTGATACTTGGACATCAAGAATCACTGGTAATTCAAAAGCAGTTTGTCATAATTTAGTTTCTGTTGATGGTGTAACTTTAGCATTAATCACCGGTGAAGTTAAAAATGAACTAGACGATCGTACTATTCCAGAGAATGTTATCGATTCAGAATCTAAGGGTGTTTATCTTTTAGAAGGGGATAATTGGACGAGAGTCTTTGGAAACACCGCAGAAGAACGTAGACGTATAGAGCATGGTTATACTTCAATGTCTACTAATGGAACAGATATTTTCTTCAGTTCAAGTAACTTTAAATTCCTGGACTCTAATGTGGTCCCAGACCCAGAAACAGCTGCAAAATATGGTCTTTTAGGAGCTGTTAAATACGAGTTCACAAGAGAGTGGTTGTCTGACAAACATTATCATATGATGAGTTTCAGAACCAATTCTAAGAGCGGATTTAAAACCTTTGTTCCAGGTGCAATGAATTACTACGCTGAACCATTCTTTAACTGGTCTCGTAAATCAAAAACTCGCTGCTGGATTGACACATCATACAGAATTGTGGTTGTTTATTCTGATATCACTCACTCTAAGGTCATTGATGTTAATGGCTCAGGTTCTCCTGACCGAGTGTTGCATGAATATTGGGATAAAGGTGCTTGCACAGTAGTAAGTCCTAATATTCAGTTTGACAATTTTACAAAATATGCTTCCGGCATTTTATTCCACAAAATGTCAGGTGAAATCATTTCATATTTCGAATTTGATTATCGAGTTCGTGATGAAGTGTCTATCATATGGAAACCATCTGAAATTTTCTTAAAAGCATATCTTCAGAATCAAGAAAGAGTTGTTCCTTGGACTCCAGACAATCGCGACGGACTTAAAGACCCAGATTTACGCCCATTACTGAATACGATGATGCCAGATAGCTATTTGCTTGAAGAAAGTAATTTCGAAGCTTTCTGTGAAGCTTATATTCAGTATCTGTCAGATGGATATGGAACACAGTACAACAATCTATTAAATCTCATTCGTAACAAATATCCTCGTGAAAAAGATGCTTGGGAATATTTGTGGTCTGAAGTTTATAAGCGCAATATCTATTTGAACCCAGATAAACGAGATGCTGTATCAAGATTCTTTGAAGCTCGCAAGTCTGATTTTTATTCAACTAAAGGTATTGAAGCTTCTTATCAATTCTTGTTCAAATTGTTATATAATGAGAACGTTGAAATTGAAATTGAGTCAAACTCTGGAACAGAATATGACATTATCATTGAATCTGATTCGGTGAATGACGATTTAGTTGGTCAGACAATTTATACCGCCACTGGACGTACAAACGTTACTTATGTTGAACGACATTATAACGAAGGCCGTCTGCAATGGCGAATCACAATTCACAACCTTTTAGGTCGTTTAATTGTAGGCCAAGAGCTTAAAGCAGAACGTATGCCCGGATTTAGTGGAACAATTGTTCAAGGCGTTCGTGGTAAAGAATTGGTTGAAAATACCATCGAGTATATCAACCGTAACCGTTCTTACTATGTGATGAAAATTAAATCAAATCTTCCTACTTCAAGATACAGAAATGATGTTTTAAGATTTGTTCATCCAGTCGGTTTTGGATTTATTGGTATAACGTTACTGACTATGTTCATTAACGTTGGTTTGACACTTAAGCACGTTCAAACTATAATCAATAAATACAAAAACTACAAATGGGATGCAGGACTTCCACTTATTTGGCCCGACCGAGTGGCTCAATTAGATTCAAATGGAAATATCGAGCATAACGATGTTACTGGAGAGGCTCTTTACTTACCTCACCCAAGAGCAAACGAAGACTTTGATATTCCTGATGACTATGATGCTGAAAACAATAACTCAGTAATAGCTGGTCAGCTTCCATCGGAAAGACGAAAACCAATGAGCCCTACATTTGACCAAAGTGCAGTAACATTCTCTAATTGGAGAGATTTGGTTGATTCAAGACTTATTGATAAAGTTAATATCCCTCGTGACCCGGCTAATCCAACACAGGTTAAGATTAATGAATGATTCAAGCGTAATCTATCGTTCCATAGTGACTTCAAAATTCCGTACTGAAAAGATGCTGAATTTTTATGAGTCAATTGGTGATGGCGATAATCAAAACACAATTTACATCACGTTCGGACGAAGTGAACCTTGGTCAGATAACGAATCGGAGGTGGGGTTCGCCCCACCATATCCAGTAGATAATACTCAGGGCGTTGAAGATATGTGGACTCATATGATGGGTTCAGTAAAAGTAATGCCTTCTATGCTGGATGCAATTATTCCCCGTAAAGATTGGGGAGATATTCGTTATCCAAACCCAAGAAACTTTGCAATTGGTGAAATTGTTGTTGTAAACAGTGCTCCATATAACGCCACAGAAGTAGGTAGTGGTTGGTTGGTATATCGTTGTATTGATATTCCTGATGCAGGCACATGTTCAATTAATACTATCAAAAATAAAGAAGAGTGTATTAAGCTTGGTGGTAAATGGACTTCTTCCGTTCAATCAGCATTTCCTCCAAGAGGGCGTGGTGATGCGATAAACGATAATAAGATTGATATGAAAGACGGATATCTGTGGGAATATCTTTATGAGATTCCACCTGATGTTTCTATTAACCGTTGCACAAACGAATATATTGTCGTTCCTTGGCCTGATGAAGTTAAAGAAGACCCAGAACGTTGGGGTTACAACAATAACTTGGAATGGGAACATGACGCATATGGAATTATCTATCGCGTAAAAGCATATACTATTCGATTTAAAGCATATTTCGATTCAGTGTATTTCCCAGAAGCAGCTTTACCTGGTAATAAAGGCTTCCGTCAAATTTCAGTTATTACTAATCCATTAGAAGCTAAAAAGATACCTTCTGAGCCAAATAAAAAGGCTAAGAATTTATGGTACAACCCTATTGATTTAAGCCGTCATTCCGGTGAAATGATTTACATGGAAAACAGGCCTCCTATCATTATGGCTATGGACCAAACTGAAGAAATTAACATCATCTTCGAATTCTAATGCGGGAGCCTGAGGGCTCCCATTTTTGTATAAATAGCATATATCAATAGAGGACTTATTATGTTCGAACAAGAAGCAAAACAACTAATTGACGTCGGTGAAATTGGTAACGCATCGACCGGTGATATTTTGTTCGATGGCGGTAACAAAATTAACAACAACTTCAACGGCATTTATAATGCATTTGGCGACCAAAGAAAAATGGCCTTAGATAATGGTCAAGGTTCTGGAGTTGGACAAGTAATTCATGCTACTGGCTATTGGCAGAAATCAAATGACCCATTGGAATTTACCACTCCAGTTCCTAACGGCTCTCAATATGATATTGACACTTCAGGCGGAGCTGTACAAGTTACTTTAAGTAAAGGCGTTCGTGGGGAAGCAGTATTTTTCTGCAACAGCAATGGCTCATTCTCTCCAACTAACCCATTGACTATTGACGCAAACGACACATTTGCAACTGTAACAGGTTCATTAAGAATTACGTCTCCTTATGTATTTGTAAAATGCTGGTGTATTTCTGATGAAGGCGGCCGTTCTGTTTGGGATTATTCAGTAGAAAGTATGTTTGGTGAAAAACATATTCCAACTGATGGCACTTGGCAATTAGGAGCTGTTGGTACTTCTGTAGATATTCCGTTGTTCCATAATACTGAATTTACTATAGCGAAGTATCTTATTACTGCGGAAACCAGCAATGGTTCAAAAGCCAAAAGTTGCGAAATAAATATTCACATAGACAGAATTAAGAGAGAAGTTAATAGTGTAGAATATGCAGTAATTCGAATTGGAGCAGTTGACACTCCAGCTACTTCTACAACTCCTGAAGTGATAGACAAAATTTTCGTTCCGTCATTTTCTATTAACCCTACCACAGGATATGTAGTCCTGACATTAACGCCAGGAGTCGCTGGTTTGAGAGCGGCAGTTAAAGCTATCGCTACACAGAAAATTGGGAATCCAAGATGAAGCAAGATATTAAAATTGGTCAAGCTGTTGATGACGGCTCCGGCGACTACCTGCGTAAGGGTGGTCAAAAAATTAATGATAACTTTGACGAGTTGTATTACGAGCTTGGCGATGGAGATGTTCCGTTTGCTGCTGGCGCGTGGAAAAACCACAAGACTTCTACAGCAGCCACGTTAAACGCTGAATGGGGTAAAGCTTATGTGCTTGATACTTCAACAGGTCGTTTAAATGTCCGTCTTCCTAAAGGTACTGCGAATGATTATAATAAAGTCATTCGTTTGCGTGACGTTTATGCAACTTGGCAAGTTAACCCTATAACTATTATTCCTGGTTCAGGAGATACGTTAAAAGGTGATTCTCGTCCAAGAGAAATTCGCACTCAATTCGCTGACTTGGAAATGGTGTATTGCCCTCCGGGCCGTTGGGAATATGTTGAAAATAAGCAAATCAACAGAATTTCAAATAGTGAATTGAGCACAGTAGTTCGTAAAGAGTTTTTAGTTAAAACTAACGGACAAACTGATTTCCCTGATGTGTTCAGTGGAACAGAATATAACATTGGAAATACCCAAGTATTCCATCGTGGTAACATTCTGTATTACGGTGAGAAATTCAGTGCAACTGATTCTGATTTTGGTTCAATTGGACCAAATGGAACAAGAGTTGCTCTTGATGGTAAAAGCATTAAGCTGAAAAACCCGGCTAATGCAGGTGATACTGTAATTGTAGTATCTTACTTAGATGGTATTTCTCAATTCCGTAGTTCTTATAATAGACGATCAGTCACTTTGAGAGATTCATCTAAAACTAACCAGACATCTATTGAAGGTTCATTGTTAGTTGACGATTTAAAAACTCTTAGATATTTCCCATTAAGTGCATTTGGTATTGATAGTTTCTCTCCTGTAAACCATCAATCTATGGAAGTTCGTTTTAATGGAATACTTCAGAACGAAGCTGGTACTGCAGGTCTTCCATTAGCTCGTTGTATTGATGCTATTGCAGATGACGCATTTACATGTCAGGCTCTTGGCGGAACTTGGCAAAACAGTAAACTTGACTATGTTCTTGATATCGATGACAATAATAAATTGGTTGGTATCGAAACAGACCGTGAAATGGAAGACGGCGACATTATTACTTTGACTTGGTACAATAACCAAATCGGTACAGTAATGGAGCTTGAAGATATTATTGCCGAAACTGATACAAAATATGTATCTAAAGGCGAAGTTCTTAATCTCACCGGTCAAGTACGTATTACTGACCAAAATAAACCAGGTTGGCCTAATGTTGCTCCTGAACCAGCTGCTGCTGTTGAAGTAAATAACGTTCAAAACTTGTTTGATTTAGTTTATCCAATTGGAACAATTTATGAAAATGCAGTAAACCCTAATAACCCAGCAACATATATGGGATTTGGTACTTGGGTTCTGTGGGGACAAGGTAAAGTTGTTGCTGGTTGGAATAATGATACTACTGACCCTAATGTCGCAATGAACAATAACGATTTGGATGTGAACGGTAATCCAAGTCATACTGCTGGCGGAACTGGTGGTGTAATTAGTAACGAATTAGAAAATGCTCAAATTCCTGCTTCTCAAACAACTGAAAAAGTTTTAGTAGTTGACCCTAATGGACCTATTGTCGTTGGCGGATGTCAATTTGACCCAGATGAACAAGGGCCTGCTTATACTAAATATCGTGAATCGGTTGCTAACATCAATCCAACTCACACACCTCCAAAATCAGTAACTAATATTCAGCCATATGTTACCGCATATCGTTGGTTAAGGGTTTCTTAATGATTAGTGTATCTTCTTCAAAAGCGGGACTTAAGTCCCGCAATGCAGATTTCTTGCAATATGAAATCGCCCCCGGCAGTATTGATGTTATGAATACTCAGCCAATAGGGTCAAATACGATTTCACAAAAATATAAAGGTGTTGATTTTCCAAATGTTCAATCAGCGATAGAAGATGTTCGTGGATTCGCTATTCTTCCAATTGGAACAATCGTAATTAATGATACTGGTGTTTCTCCGGAAGGTATTCAACAAATCGATGATTGGACTTTTACTGGAACAGTAGCAGTTGATGGAAAATCTGAAGGTGAATCAGTTTTAGTTGATGTATACGGATTTATGGTTCCGGCTTTAATTGGTGACACTGACACTGAATTTGCCGCGAAAGTTAAATTGGTTCTTGAGGACGCTATTACTGCTGGAGATGTAATTTCTTCAGTTGAAGTATCTACATCTGCCGGTAATATTTTAAATGTTAAATATATCGACAACCAAGAACATATTCTTCCCTCATATTCTTCATGTGGAGTTTCCATCTCTGCTTCAATCCAGTCTCCTTCTAAGGTTGGTTATGGGTCATGGGATTTAATCGGTCGTCAATCATTAACTTTCGATGGAGCTACTTCACCGACAGTTTTACAATACTTTAAGAGAATGGGTTAATGGCTACTAATACTCTAAACCATATAAGTGACGAATCAAAATATAAAACGTTTAACCCGGCTGGAACTAGTTTTCCAGCCAACATAACAAACGTTCAATCGGCATTAGCCGCATTAAAGCCAATAGCAGTTAACGGCGTACCTGACGCAACTGAAACTGTTAAAGGGATAATTCGCATTGCTACCCAACAAGAAGTTAATGATGGTGATTCAGCTAATACTGTAGTTACTCCAAAAACTTTAAAAGAACGTCTTGGTAATCCACAAGCTTCTACTACAGTAATTGGCTTAACTCGATATGCTACTACAGCTGAAGCTACTGCAGGGTCTATTGGCAATGCTGCTGTTGTTCCAACAGGGTTAAAAGCTTCAATTGATAATGCGTTTGCTACTCGTATTTCTAAAGAGTCAGTTTTAGGTGTAATTAAAATTGCCACAATTGGAATGGCTGAAGCTGGTACTGATGATACTTCAGCAATGACTCCATTGAAAACTCAAAGAGCAATCGCAAAAGCAACAGCAGTTCTTCCGGTTTATGGACCAGCAACAGAATCAGTGAGTGGTACTGTACGTATTGCTACCAACGGACAAGTTGCTCAAGGAACTTTAAGAGACGGATATGCTGTATCTCCAAGTGGATTAGCATCTTTAACAGCTACATCTTCTCGAAGAGGTTTAGCTCGCTCCGCTACTATTGCCGAAGTTAACGCAAATACCGCCGGAGATATTTTTGTTACTCCAAATGGATTGAACCAAAGAGTTGGTACTACTTCAACAAAAGGTCTTGTTAAATTAACAACTACAGTAGGTTCTGGCGATGCTAATACAGCTTTAGCCTATAACGCTGATGTTGTTCATACTCGTGGCGGTCCAACCTATTAATGGAAACACAACGTTTGGTACAGCTCGCGTAAATGGTCGTTTAGATATGGGCTCTGGCTTTATTAACAACCAGCAAATTGCTACTGTTAATATGTTAGTTGATTCTGTTCCTATCGGAACAATTATCATGTGGCCAGGAAATAACCCTCCAAGCTCAGACTGGATGCATTGTAACGGAGCGTTATTGAATAAAGGAGATGCCCAATATTCTACTTTGTATAGCATTATTGGCACTATATATGGCGGAGATGCTACTCGGTTTGCTCTTCCTGATATGCGTGGTATGTTCCCTCGTGGTGTTGGTAAATCAAACATCATGAACCAATATTCAGGAAACGACTCAAAAGGTAAACCTGGTCTTGGTGCTGGATGTGGTAATGCTTCATTAGGTCAATCAATGCCGCAATCTGTTCGTAAACATAAGCACGAATCAGGGTGGGGTGAACATCATCAGCGTAATGAAGCTCGCAACGGGTGTACTGTAAGAAACGGCTATGTTGGTTCTAATAGAACAGATTATGATAACTACAAGTGGTTTACTAATGATGGTAGTGAAGTAGAAGCAGCTAATATTCGTGATTCATTCGGTACTATGAATACTGATGGATTAATGGGTGATGAAAACCGTCCTTGGTCAATTGCTCTAAACTTTGTTATAAAAGTAAGATAAGGAAAAATATGTCAACTATTGATTTAACTCCCCTTCCTTACGTCAACGGCCTTCCGGATGAAGGCCAATCTCGTGTAAACTGGATTAAAAATGGCGAGGAATTAACAGGAGCATCCACCAAAAATGGTGTAGACGGTAATCTCAACCGTGGACCGGTGCAGGTCCAACAAAACGTGGAAGTGCTCGATGGGAATATCGTAGTTGTACGTAACTCTCTTGAGCAATCAAACGTAAGAATTAAGAATGTCGAGGATGCCCTAGGGGTCATTGGGGATGTCGATGTTGTCAAACAAATAGGTTTAAACACATCTGCAATTAAAGTTCTCCAGAGTGACACAGAGGGACTTAAAACCACATCAGATGACCATGGTCTGCGCATAACTCACATCGAAGAAGATGTAGGTGAATATGACCCGTCACGCGATTCTGTTTACCGTCCAGTTCGTGAAGACTTACTTTGGATTAAAACTGAGTTAGGTGCTTATCCGGGGCAAGACATCAATGGTATGTCTATTCCTATGGCTCCAGCGCTTGGTTTGAAGAAGCGTGTTATTGACACTGCTAAAGCTGTAAATGATAACTCGATTCGTATCACTAATATTGAAAAACAATTTAATGATTCAGATGTTGGTTCATTAACTATTGAAGTCCAAAACCTTCGAAATGAAATGGGTCCAAGAGCATCCGCTGGTATTGATAATGTTTATGTTCGTTTGAATAAAATGAATGGAACTATTAGTACTTTAGCAATGGACATGGAAAACGTTTTAGATTCGATTGGGTATAACAATGGAGTTATCAATTTATACGGCTTGGTTGTAATTAACCGCGATGCAATCGCTGAAGTCAATCGTAAATTAAGTGACCCGACAGTAGGATTAATTCCTCGCGTAGATTTAATTGAATCAGCTATCGGAAAAGATTCTCAACCATCAAGCATCAACGGAAGAATTAAAATTAACCGTGATGAAATTACAGCTCTGAAATCTATTGTTGGTGCAGATACTTCGTCTGGTTTACGTGGACAAGTTGCATGGATTAACCAAGTAGTTGGTATTAATGAAAGCGGAACCCCTGCTCCGTCTAATTCTTTAATTGGACAGATTAATACTCTGACTACCATGCAAAACCAAATGGCTAATACCATTCAGGATATCCAGGTAGATATTGGTAACAATAACGAAGGTTTAAAAGGTCAAGTAATTCGTTTAAATAGTCTTGTAATGGGTACAAACCCTAACGGAGCTACTGTTGAAGAAAGAGGACTTTTAAACGTAGCAAAAGCCCAAGACACTGATATTTCAAACATTAAAACCGAAATTCAGAACTTAATTCCAGAAGCTCCTCGTGATGGAAAAGCTTATGTTCGTAAAGACGGTGCTTGGGTCGACTTAGACACTATTCTTAATCCACCTGCTCCGGAACCAGGCCCGGAAGCATAATATAGGGCCTTCGGGCCCTTAGAGGTTTATATGGCCGCAAATACCGCACGCAATCCAAAAGAATTAAAAGATGTTATTTTGCGTCGTCTTGGCGCACCAATCATTAACGTTGAATTAACCGAAGATATGATTTATGACTGTATCCAACGAGCTTTAGAGCTATTCGGTGAATATCATTATGACGGCTTAAATAAAGGCTATCAAGTAATTCATATTGGCGATGACGAAATCGGTCGTGGTCAATTCAAAAATGGTGTGTTTGATTTTTCAGACCGCAACATTTTCGCAGTCACACAAATTGTTCGTACTAACGTTGGTTCACTGACAAGTATGGACGGTAATGCTACTTATCCATGGTTCACTGATTTCCTGTTAGGAATGGCTGGAATTAATGGCGGTATGGGTAGCTCTTGTAATAAAGCTTATGGCCCAAATGCATTTGGTGCTGATCTTGGCTATTTTACTCAGCTCACAACTTATTGGTCGATGATGCAAGATATGCTCGCTCCTCTTCCAGATTTTTGGTTCAACGATGCCACTGGTCAGCTTAAAATTATGGGCAACTTCCAGCTAGGTGATGTTATTGTAGTTGAATGCTGGACTAAATCTTATATTGATGTGGACAAAATGGTTGGAAATACAGCAGGGTATGGAACAGCTGGTCCAGAATCATCTTGGACTCTTCCGGACATGTATGATAACCCAGATAAACGTTTGACTGGCTACAGAGCTGGTGAAGAACTTTCAATCGTTCAAGGCTCATATAACAACCGTTGGGTAAAAGATTACGCTCATATTCTGGCTAAAGAATTACTTGGTCAAGTATTAGCTCGTCACCAAGGCATGCAGCTTCCAGGCGGAGTCACATTAAATGGTGAACGTTTAATTGAAGAAGCTCGATTAGAAAAAGAATATGCTTTAGAGCAGCTTTACTTACTTGACCCTCCAACAGGAGTACTTGTAGGATGATGAATAAAAATTTGTTCGCGAAGCTCGAGGACAAATCAGGTTATTCACGCACTAATGAAGAGGAAGTTCTCAACCCTTATGTGAACTTCCACAATCATTTTAATACCCAAGCTTTATTTGATACTCTTGTTGCTGAAAGTATTCAAATGCGCGGGGTTAAATGTTATTACGTTCCCCGTGAATATGTAAAACCTGACTATGTCTTTGGTGAAGACCTTCAGTCCAAGTTCACTAAAGCTTGGCAATTCGCAGCCTACATTAACTCATTCGAAGGTTATGAAGGTGCAAATACATTTTATAGTAAGTTTGGTATGCAAGTTAATGACGAAGTTACTTTGTCAATTAACCCAGGCCTCTTTAAGCATCAAGTAAATGGACAAGAGCCAAAGGAAGGGGATTTAATTTACTTTCCTATGGACAACAGCTTGTTTGAAATTTCTTGGGTAGAGCCATATGACCCATTCTATCAAGCTGGACGAAATGCTATTCGTAAGATTACAGCAGAGAAATTCATTTATTCTGGAGAGCAGCTTAAACCTGAACTTCAACGTAATGATGGAATTAATATTCCTGAGTTCAGCGAGCTTGATTTAGACCCTATTCATGAATTAGACGGTCTTTCTGATATCAATGAAGTTCCATATCAGGAAGTAGACCAGATGAATGACGAAGCTGATAAAGATGTTAAGCAATATGAAGTTGTTAATGGTACCGGTTCACCTAAGGTAGAACCGCCAAGAAACAGGCCACCAGCTAATCATACGTCTCCATTTGATGATGGTTTTATGCTATAAATAGTTAAAAGCATATACGGCTCTTCGGAGCCGTTAGGAGAAACAATGTTCGGATATTTTTATAACTCGTCTTTGCGCAGATACATCCTAATGCTGGGTGACTTGTTCTCCAATATTCAAGTTCAGAGAGTGCGCGAAGACATAGGCAAGACATATATCAGAGTCCCAATTACTTACGCTTCTAAAGAGCACTTTATGATGAAGCTGAATAAATGGACTTCTGTTAACAATGAAGACGGTCCTGCGAAAGTAGAGACAATTCTTCCACGTATCAACCTTCATTTAGTTGATATGATGTACAACCCAACTTATAAGACTGGACAACTTAATCGTTCAGCAATGAGCAATCCTAATTCGAAGACTGGGACTATTTCTCAATATAATCCAACTCCGATTAAAATGATTTTTGAGCTTGGAATTTTTACTCGTCATCAAGACGATATGTTTCAAATTGTAGAGCAAATTATGCCCTACTTCCAACCTCATTTTAACACCACAATGACTGAACTATTCGAAAACGAAATTACATTTGAAAGAGATATAAGAATAACTTTCCAGTCCATTTCAAGAGATGAACAAATTGAAGGCGAAAAACAATCTCGTAGACGTTTAGAATGGGCTATAATGTTTGAAGTAAATGGTTGGCTTTATCCGCCAGCATTCGATTTAAGCGGAGAAATTCGTACAATTTATCTTGATTTCCACGCTAATAGTCGCGAATTAGTAAATGAGGGTGTATTTGAATCTGTGGATTCTGAAGTAGACCCACGTGATGTTGAAATTGAAGACTGGGACGGAAAATCTATTCAGAAGTATGACAGCGATTCAACTCCAATTCCAAAAGAGCCTGAACCGTCTGGACCACGAGGTGTATAATGAGCGAACAATTAGACATTACTAAATTGCTGGATATTGGAGATTTACCTGGAATTACCGGAGAAGAGGTTCTGGCATATGAGCCTCTTCAATTAGTCCCAGTTGAAAGCCATCCACAAAACAGAACTCCTGACCTTGAAGATGACTATACTATAGTCCGTAGAAATATGCATCACCAATCACAGATGCTGATGGATGCAGCCAAAATATTCCTTGAAACTGCGAAGAACTCTGATTCTCCACGCCACATGGAAGTATTTTCTACGTTAATTGGTCAGATGACTTCTACTAACAAAGAACTGTTAAGACTTCATAAGGAAATGAAAGAAATCACTAACGAGAATACTAACACTAAAGGTGCTGGTAATCAAGCGGTGAACATTAATAATGCTACAGTGTTTGTAGGCTCTCCGTCAGATATGATGGATGAATATGGCGATGCGTATGAAGCGCAAGAAGCCAGAGAAGAGAAGGTAATAAATGGAACAGCCTCTTAACGTACTGAATGATTATCACCCGTTGAATGAAGGACAGAAAATTGTCATTCGTCCGCCGGGGTCTTTAGAGAAAAAAGTTGAGGATGGAATAACATTTTTCAAATCTCAATGGGATGAAAAGTGGTATCCAGAAAAGTTCGAAGATTATCTTCGCATTCACCAAATTGTAAAGATTCGTCTTCAGGGCGAAGACCCAACTAATTTCGGTACATTTAAAGACAAGAATAATAAACGCTCCAGATATATGGGGCTTCCGAACCTTAAAAGAGCAAATATCAAAACCAACTGGACCAGAGAAATGGTTCAGGAATGGAAAAAATGCCGTGATGATATAGTTTATTTTGCTGAAAAATATTGTGCCATTACACACATTGACTATGGTACAATTAAGGTTCAATTGCGTGATTATCAGCGTGATATGTTGAGAATCATGTCTTCCAAGCGTATGACTTGTTGTAACCTGTCTCGTCAGCTTGGTAAAACCACAGTAGTAGCAATATTTTTAGCACACTTCGTTTGTTTTAACAAAGATAAGGCTGTTGGTATTCTGGCTCACAAGGGGTCGATGTCAGCAGAAGTATTGGACCGTACGAAGCAAGCTATCGAATTACTCCCAGACTTTTTACAGCCCGGTTATAGTTGAATGGAACAAAGGCTCAATTGAGCTTGATAATGGTTCTTCAATCGGGGCATATGCATCATCTCCTGACGCCGTTCGTGGTAACTCCTTTGCGATGATCTACATTGACGAATGTGCGTTTATTCCAAACTTTATCGATGCATGGTTAGCAATCCAGCCAGTAATTTCTTCTGGTCGTCGTTCAAAAATTATTATCACAACTACGCCAAATGGATTAAACCACTTCTACGATATTTGGGATGCTGCATTATCTGGTAAGTCTGGTTTTGAGCCGTACACTGCAATCTGGAACTCAGTTAAAGAGCGTCTTTATAACGACCAAGATATGTTTGATGATGGTTGGCAATGGTCATCTCAGACTATTTCAGCTTCTTCGTTAGAACAATTTAAGCAAGAACACTGTGCAGAATTCCATGGTACTTCAGGTACTCTGATTTCTGGTATGAAACTTGCTAATATGGATTGGACTGAAGTAACTCCAGACAATCATGGATTCTATAAGTTTAAAGAAGCCCAGCCGGAAAGAAAATATATCGCTGCATTAGACTGCTCAGAAGGTCGTGGACAGGACTATCATGCATTACATATAATTGACATTACTGAGCCTCAATGGGAACAGGTTGGTGTTCTTCACTCCAATAGCATATCGCATCTTATCCTTCCAGATATTGTGCATAAATATCTAATGGAGTACAACGAAGCTCCAGTTTATATTGAACTGAATAGTACTGGCGTATCAGTTGCTAAATCTCTTTACATGGATTTGGAATATGAAAACGTTATTTGTGATTCAATGGTTGACCTTGGGATGAAACAGACTAAGCGTACTAAAGCAATCGGTTGTTCTACGCTTAAAGACCTTATTGAAAAAGATAAGCTTATCATCCATCACAAAGCTACTGTTCAAGAATTCAGGACATTCTCTGAAAAAGGAGTATCCTGGGCAGCTGAAGAAGGTTATCATGATGACTTAATCATGGGTCTCGTAATCTTCGCATGGCTTACAACGCAAACTAAGTTTGCAGATTATGCTGACAAAGACGACCTTCGACTCGCTTCGGAAGTATTCCGGAACGAATTAGAAGATATGAATGACGATTACGCTCCAGTGGTTTTAGTAGACGACGGACGTGACGTTACAGATTACACGCCAACTCACGGTGTGTCGTTTATATAAATATACTAAAGCACACATGTAGAGGAATTCTTAATGGCTTTATTATCTCCGGGCGTTGAGCTCAAAGAAACTAGTGTACAAAGCACTATTGTTAATAATGCTACTGGGCGTGCGGCCCTGGCTGGTAAATTCCAGTGGGGTCCGGTTGGTCAAGTTGTTCAAGTGACTAACGAAGTCGAATTAGTCGATATTTTCGGCACTCCAGATAGCGAAACCGCTGATTACTTTATGTCAGCAATGAACTTCCTGCAATATGGTAATGACCTTCGTATTTCACGTGCAGTAAATCGCGAAGTAGCTAAAAACTCATCTCCAATTGCGGGGAACGTTGAAATCACCATTTCTGCTGCAGGTTCAAACTATGCTGTAGGCGATACCGTTCGAGTTAAATACAACGTAAACGTTATTGAATCAGCTGGTAAAGTTACTGCTGTCGATGGTAACGGTGGTATTGTTTCAGTTTCAGTACCAAGCGCAAAAATTATTGCATACGCAAAATCAATTAATCAATATCCTGGCCTTGGGGCAAACTGGACTGCCGAAGTTACTTCTGCATCTTCTGGTGTAGCTGCTACTCTGGCTGTTGGTAAAATTGTAACTGATTCTGGTGTTCTTTTAACTGAGCCAGAAACAGCTACCGAGCAAATGACTTCCGTAGCATTCCAAACTGCATTAAAAACTTACGGAATGCCAGGTGTAGCTGCTCTTTATCCAGGTGAACTTGGTTCTCAGTTGGAACTTGAAATTGTATCTAAAGCTGGATTTGAACAAGGTGCTGCTACGCAGCTTCCAATTTATCCTGCTGGTGGAACTCGAGTATCAACCGCTCGTGCTGTATTTGGTTATGGACCACAATCTGACGACCAATATTGCATTATCGTACGTCGTGATGGAGCTATTGTAGAAAGTTTCGTGCTGTCTACAGCAAAAGGTTCTAAGGACGTTTACGGAAATAACATCTTTATCGATGATTTCTTCTCTAAAGGTTCAAGCAATTATATCTTCGCTACTGCTGAAGGCTGGCCAACTGGATTCTCTGGTATTGTTCAGCTGTCAGGCGGTGTATCAGCTAACGAATCTGTTACTGCTGGCGATGTAATGCAAGCATGGGATTTATTCGCTGACCGTGAAGCTCTTCATGTTAACCTTTTAATTGCTGGTGCATGTGCTGGTGAAGATGACGAATTTGCATCTACTGTTCAGAAACACGTAGTATCAATTGCTGATGAACGTCAAGATTGTCTGGCTCTTATCTCTCCGCCACGTAGCGTATTGGTAAACATTCCTCTGACTCGTGCGATTGATAATCTGGTCGATTGGCGTACAGGTCAAGGTACATACGCTGATGCTAATATGAACATCAGTTCTACTTACGCATCTATCGACGGTAACTACAAATATCAGTACGACAAATATAACGATGTTAACCGTTGGGTTCCGTTAGCTGCTGATATGGCTGGTCTGTGTGCTCGTACTGATAATATCAGTCAGCCTTGGATGTCTCCAGCTGGTTATAATCGTGGACAGATTCTGAACGTCATTAAATTGGCAATCGAACCTCGTCAGAGTCAACGCGATCGTCTGTATCAGGAAGCAATTAACCCTGTGACCGGTACCGGTGGTGACGGATTCGTTCTGTTTGGCGATAAGACTGCAACCAAAGTTCCTACTCCGTTTGACCGCATCAACGTACGTCGTCTGTTCAACATGCTGAAAACGAATATTGGAAATGCTTCTAAATATCGTCTGTTCGAGATGAACGACAACTTCACTCGTTCAAGCTTCCGTATGGAAACTTCTCAGTACCTGTCTGGAATTAAATCTCTGGGTGGTGTATATGAATTCCGTGTGGTATGTGATACTACGAACAACACGCCTGCTGTAATCGACCGCAATGAATTTGTTGCATCGTTCTACATCAAGCCAGCTCGTTCTATCAACTACATCACTCTGAACTTCGTCGCTACTGCCACGGGTGCTGATTTCGATGAACTGATTGGACCACAAGCTCAATAATTCTAAGACATTTAGGGACCTTCGAGAGGAGGTCCATAAATACAATCATCTTAGGAAAACTAATTCATCTCGGCCGTTCTGGTGAATCAGAACGGTATAAATATAACAGGAACTCACATGGAACTTACAGATTTAACTCGTGCATTTGAATCCGGTGATTTCGCGCGTCCTAACCTGTTTGAGGTAGAAATTCCTTATCTCGGTAAGAACTTCAGCTTCAAATGTAAAGCAGCTCCACTGCCTGCTGGTATCGTTGAAAAAATTCCGGTCGGTTATATGAACCGTAAACTTAACGTTGCCGGTGACCGTACGTTCGACGATTGGACCGTGACTATCTACAACGATGATGCTCATAATACTCGTCAAGCTATTGTTGAATGGCAGGGTATCGCAGCAGGTCAAGGTAATGAAATTACTGGTGGCTCACCTGCAGAGTATAAGAAAAAAGCAATTGTCCGTCAATTCGCACGCGACAGTAAAACAATTACTCGCGAAATTGAAATTACGGGCGTTTGGCCAACTAACGTGGGTGAAGTCCAGCTTGACTGGGATTCAAATAACGAAGTTGAGACCTTTGAAGTAACATTCTGTCTCGACTGGTGGCTGTAAAATGTGGGCCTTCGGGCCCATATAAATATTAGTATGCTTTAACCCTTATTGGAGACTCTAATGAAATTTGACGTCTTAAGTTTGTTCGCGCCGTGGGCCAAAGTCGACGAACAGGAATACGACCAACAGCTAAATAATAATTTAGAGTCTATCACGGCCCCTAAATTTGATGACGGCGCGACAGAGATTGAATCGGAACGTGGAGACATTGCAGGCGCTGGATTATTCCAGAGAATGTATGGTCAAAATGAACCGGGAATGAAAAACACCAGGGAGCTTATTGATACTTACCGTCAGTTAATGAATAACTACGAAGTAGATAATGCTGTCCAAGAAATAGTCCTCGATGCTATTGTATACGAAGACGATCATCCAGTGGTTTCATTGGATTTAGATAACACTGATTTTAGCCCAGCGATTAAAGACCGTTTACAAGAAGAATTTAACGAAGTTCTTACTTGTCTGAATTTTGAAAGAAAAGGTCTTGACCATTTTCGTCGCTGGTACGTCGATTCTCGTATCTTCTTCCATAAAATTATTAACCCTAAAAATCCGAAAGAAGGTATTCAAGAGCTTCGTCGTTTAGACCCGCGTAACGTTCAGTTTGTCCGCGAAGTTATCACCGACACTGAAGCGGGCGTGAAAATCGTTAAAGGCTACAAAGAATACTTCGTTTATAACACTGGTCACGAATCATATCAGTGTGATGGACGAATTTATGACGCTGGAGCAAAAATAAGAATTCCAAAATCAGCTGTCGTTTATGCTCATTCTGGATTAGTTGATTGCTCAGGAAGAAACATTATCGGTTATTTGCACCGTGCTGTCAAACCTGCTAACCAACTTAAATTGCTCGAAGACGCAATGGTAATTTATCGTATTACACGTGCACCAGACCGTCGAGTGTTTTACATTGACACAGGGAATATGCCTTCCCGTAAAGCTGCAGCTCATATGAAACACATCATGAACACCATGAAAAACCGTGTGGTATACGATGCTTCTACTGGTAAGATTAAAAACCAGCAGCACAACATGTCAATGACAGAAGATTATTGGTTGCAGCGCCGTGATGGCAAAGCTGTTACTGAAATTGATAATATGCCTGGTGCTTCAGGTATGAACGAAATGGACGATGTCCGTTGGTTCAAAAACAACCTTTACCAAGCATTACGTGTTCCACTGTCTCGTATCCCGAATGACCAACAAGGTGGAGTTCAGTTTGATGCTGGAACTGGAATTACACGTGACGAGTTACAATTTGCTAAATTCATTCGTGAACTGCAGCATAAGTTTGAAGAAATTTTCCTCGACCCTCTTAAAACCAACCTTATTTTAAAAGGCGTAATGAGCGAAGATGATTGGAAAGATGAAATAAATAACATTAAGATAGTATTTCATCGTGACAGTTACTTCACAGAACTTAAAGATGCTGAAGTCACTGAACGCAGATTCAATATGCTTCAAATGGCCGAACCGTTTATCGGTAAGTATATTTCTCATCAGACTGCAATGAAGACTATTCTTCAAATGACTGATGAACAAATTGACCAAGAGGCTAAGCAAATTGAGCTAGAGTCTAAAGAGGCTCGTTTCCAAGACCCAGACCAAGAACAAGAGGATTTCTAATGGAAGATTTCATCTCCGCACTCAAATCCAACGACCTCGTTAAAGCTAAGAAAGCCTTTGGTGCTATTATGCTTGAACAGACCGCTGATTTGATTAGCCAACGTCGTGTTGAGATTGCCCAATCTGTTATGATTGAAGGCGAAGAAAAAGAAGACGACGAAAAAGATGATTCTGAAGATGAAGGTAAAGAAAAACCTGAATCTAAAGATGAAAAAGATTCTGAAGACGAAGACGAAGAATAAGGAGTCGCAATGCTGATTGTTCCTGATGAGTACGAAGTCGTACTTGAAAACATCGAAGCAGCTATTCCTGAAGCCGAATCTCGTTTTAAGCAGTTGTCAGAAGCTCTCGATAAAGCAGACATAAATACAATTGTAGAAAACATGTTGTCAATTGAACCTGAAGTAGCAATTGCTATGGGTTCACTGAATGAAGAAATGCAGCTCAATGAATTTATCGTTAAGCATGTTTCTTCTCGTGGAGAAATTACGCGTACTAAAGACCGTAAAACCCGCGAGCGTCAAGCATTCCAAACAACTGGTTTATCTAAAGCTAAACGTCGCGCTATCGCTCGAAAAGTCGTTAAGTCCAAACGCGCTAATCCGTCTGGTACTGTACGAGGCAACCGCAAACGTAAGAAAGCTATGAAACGTCGTCAGGCGTTAGGATTAAGCTAATGAATGAACCCCAATTACTCATTGAGCATTGGGGTCAACCCGGCGAAATTTTGAATGGCGTACCGATGCTTGAGTCATATGATGGCTCAGATGCTGGGCTAAAACCTGGATTATACATCGAAGGCGTGTTCATGCAAGCCGAAGTAGTTAACCGAAATAAGCGTCTTTATCCAAAGAGAGTATTGGAAAAAGCCGTAGCTAATTATATTAAAGAGCAGGTTTCTACTAAACAAGCACTTGGAGAATTAAATCACCCACCACGTGCTAACGTTGACCCGATGCAAGCCGCAATCATCATCGAAGATATGTGGTGGAAAGGAAACGATGTTTATGGACGAGCTCGTATTATTGAAGGTGACCACGGTCCCGGAGATAAACTCGCTGCAAACATTCGTGCTGGCTGGATTCCTGGAGTATCTAGTCGTGGACTAGGCTCTTTAACGGAAACCAATAAAGGCTACCGTATCGTAAACGAAGGATTTAAACTCACCGTTGGCGTTGATGCTGTGTGGGGGCCTTCTGCACCAGATGCTTGGGTAACTCCGAAGCAGATTTCGGAATCCGCTGAGGCGCAAGTCGCCAAAAAGAATGACGATGAGTCATTTAAAGCTCTCGTAGAGAGTCTCGAAAAAGCATTATAAATAATAATGTAACTTAACAACAGGACTAACAAAATGCTGAAAGACATCCTGCTCCAGGAAGCTCAGAATATTGAAGCTACCGTAGCTGTGGACAGTATTTTCGAATCAGTCGAGCTTTCTCCGGAAGTAAAAGCGAAGTTCGAAACTGTATTCGAAGCAACTGTGAAGAAACATGCCGTTGAACTGGCTGAATCCCACATTACCAAAATTGCTGAAATGGCTGACGAAAAGCTGAAAGATGCTAAAGACGAAGCCGAAGAAAAAGCTGAAAAGAAACTGACAGAACATGCTTCTCGTTTCTTCAATCACATCGCTCAAGAATGGATGAACGAAAACAAACTGGCTGTTGATAAAGGCATCAAAGCTGAACTGTTTGAATCCATGTTCGCTGGTATGAAAGAGCTGTTTGTTGAACACAACGTTGTTCTCCCAGAAGAATCAGTTGATGTAGTTGCTGAAATGGAAGAAGAACTGGCTGAAGCTCGCGAAGAAATCAGCAATCTGTTCGAAGGTATTTCTGCCCGCGACGAAAAAATTAATACCATGCTGCGTGAAAGCGCTGTAATGGAATCAACTAAAGACTTGACCGACGTTCAGAAAGAGAAAGTAGCTTCTCTGACCGAAGGTATGGAATATTCCGACGAATTCTCAAGTAAGCTGTCTGCCATCGTCGAAATGGTTAAAGGCTCCGTCGAGAAAGAGGTAGTAAATGAAAGCATAAATACTACCGACAATGATGCTGACGGTCTCAACTTCATTACTGAAGAACACATTGAGCCAGAAGAAAAAGTATCAAAACAGCCATCGATGATGGACGCATACGTAGCCTCTGCGGCACGTCTTTCTTAATTTTTAAAAGGTTATAAAACACATGAAAAAGATTAATCCGTTAGTAGAAAAATGGACTCCGCTGCTTGAGAACGAAGCACTGCCTGAAATCGTTGGTGCTGGTAAAAAAGCTCTGATTGCAAAAATCATGGAAAACCAGGAATCAGCTATTAAAACTGAGCCTGCATTCCGTGATGAAAAAATCGCTGAAGCATTTGGTTCGTTCCTGACTGAAGCAGAAATTGGCGGTGACCACGGTTATGATGCTCAAAACATCGCCGCTGGCCAGACCTCTGGTGCAGTAACTCAGATTGGACCAGCTGTTATGGGCATGGTACGTCGTGCAATTCCTAACCTGATTGCTTTCGACATCTGTGGTGTTCAGCCAATGAGTTCTCCTACCGGTCAGGTATTCGCTCTGCGTGCCGTTTACGGTAAAGACCCTCTGGCCGCTGGCGCTAAAGAAGCATTCCACCCAATGTACGCTCCAGATGCAATGTTCTCTGGTCAGGGTGCTGCTGAGAAATTCGCTCCTGTAAAAGCTGCTGATGTTCTGACTGTTGGTACTATCGTAGTTCACGATTTCGCTGACGTTGGTCGCGCTTACTTCCAAGTTGCTGAAGGTTTCACAGTAGATGCTGGTGCTACCGATGCTGAAAAACTGGATAAAGCAGTTAAAGCCGCTGAAGAAGCTGGCCAGCTGGTAGAAATTGCTGAAGGCATGGCTACCTCCGTAGCTGAACTGCAGGAAAACTTCAACGGTTCTACTGATAACCCATGGAATGAAATGGGCTTCCGTATCGATAAACAAGTTATCGAAGCTAAATCTCGTCAGCTGAAAGCTCAGTACTCTATTGAACTGGCTCAAGACTTACGTGCTGTTCATGGTATGGACGCGGATGCTGAACTGTCCGGTATCCTGGCTACCGAAATTATGCTGGAAATCAACCGTGAAGTTGTAGACTGGATTAACTACTCTGCTCAGCTGGGTAAAACCGGTATGACTCAGACCGTTGGTTCTAAAGCTGGTGTATTTGACTTCCAGGACCCAGTAGATATTCGCGGCGCTCGTTGGGCAGGTGAAAGCTTCAAAGCTCTTCTGTTCCAAATCGATAAAGAAGCTGCTGAAATCGCACGCCAAACTGGTCGTGGTGCTGGTAACTTCATCATCGCTTCTCGTAACGTAGTTAACGCTCTGGCAGCTGTTGACACTGGCGTTACTCCTGCTGCACAGGGTCTGGGTCAAGGTTTCAACGCTGACACCACTAAGACTGTATTCGCAGGTATTCTGGGCGGTCGTTATAAAGTATACATCGACCAGTATGCTCGTCAGGACTACTTCACCATTGGTTACAAAGGTGCTAACGAGATGGATGCTGGTATCTACTACGCTCCATACGTTGCTCTGACTCCACTGCGTGGTTCCGACCCTAAAAACTTCCAGCCAGTCATGGGGTTCAAAACCCGTTACGGTATTGGTATCAACCCGTTTGCTGATAGTGCATCACAGCAGCCGAATGCTCGCATTCAGTCTGGTATGCCTTCTATCGTCAACTCTGTTGGTAAGAACGCGTACTTCCGTCGCATCTGGGTTAAAGGTCTGTAATCCAATTAAATGGGAGCCGCAAGGCTCCCATTGTTGTTTCTACGGATGATAAATAAAAGTATAATCCACTAGAGGAAAAGCGACGATGGCTAACATCCATGACCTTCTGCGCGAATCAACTACAACGACGAGTTCAATTTCTGCCCGTCCTAGCCTCGTTGCATTGACTCGCGCTACTACTAAATTAATTTACTCTGATATTGTAGCTACTCAGCGTACTACTCAACCTACTGCTGCTTTCTACGGTATCAAATATTTGAACCCTAACAAAGAATTAACGTTCCTTACTGGTGCTACCTATGCAGGTCAGACTGGTACTGAGGACCGTAAATCTATTGAAACATTAACTGCTTCAAATAAAGATTCATTTGGCAAGGGCGATTTGTTCAAATATAATGACATTGTTTACAAAGTACTTGTAGATAATCCATTTGACCAGATTACTGAAACTGATTTAGAAGTTGTAATTCAGATTTCATTGGTTAAACTCACTACTCGTTTAATGTCTGATGCTGCTATCACTTCCAAGTTTGAAACTGCTGGAGCTGATATCGCTGAAGCTAAATTCCAAATTGATAAATGGCAAACTCAAGTCAAATCTCGTAAACTTAAAACGAGCTTGACTGTTGAATTGGCACAGGACCTTGAAGCCAACGGCTTTGATGCTTCTAATTTTATCGATGACTTACTGGCTACTGAAATGGCCGATGAAATTAACAAAGACATTTTACAAAGTCTTGTGACAGTTTCAAAACGATATAAAGTTGAAGGTATCACAGATACTGGATTCATCGATTTATCTTATGCATCTGCTCCAGAAGCTGGTCGTTCTCTGTATCGCATGGTATGCGAAATGGTTTCTCATATTCAGCGTTCAACATCCTTTACTGCAACTTTTGCTGTAGCATCTACTCGTGCTGCTGCTGTTCTTGCTGCATCAGGTTGGTTGAAGCATCAAGCTGGTGATGATGAATATCTATCAGAGAATGCCTATGGTTTCCTGGCGAATGGTTTACCTCTGTATTGCGATACTAACACTCCACTCGATTATGTAATCGTCGGTGTAGTAGAAGATATTGGTGATAAAGAAGTTGTATCTAGTATTTTCTATGCTCCATACACTGAAGGTATCGACCTTGATGACCCGGAACACGTTGGTGCATTTAAAGTAATTGTTGACCCAGAAAGCTTACAGCCTTCTGTGGCTTTACTTGTTCGTTATGCACTGTCTGCTAACCCGTATACTGTAGCTAAAGATGAAAAGGAAGCTCGAATCATTGATGGCGGGGATATGGATAAGATGGCAGGGCGTTCTGATTTATCAGTTCTTCTTGGTGTTAAGTTACCAAAAATCATCATTGAAGACTAAAAGAAAGGGAACCGCGAGGTTCCCTTTTGTAATTATAAAGCAAATATATCGAATGTTGGTGCATACTTGTCTTTGAATTTCTGATAGATTTCCTTCTCATACAAGTTATAGCAAGGTATCCCATGACGCTTGGCTATCTCAACGGCCACTCGTGTCCCTCCAGTGACGCTAGAGAGTCTTACCGGCGCATAGAATAGTACCATATCTACGGGTGATTGACAGTCCTCTCCGAGGACCTGAAGTGCATTTCTAGCAAATAAAGTTTTTACTATGTCCCGGCATTCATCCCAATAACTTGTCACTTCTCTTGCTTTAATTACACTCCTGATTCTCACTTCATTTGGAAAGTCTTTCCACACCTTTACTCCAACTCCAGTTTTAAGTCCATTGAAGCCTTCATATGGTATGATGCGTAGTGAACGCCCACGGTCGTATCTACTGAGCCATGATTCATCTGCACCAGGAGCTCCTCCCGAATACGAAAAATGGCCCGACTCCGAAAGAGCCTGACCAGTTAATGACATGACATCTAAAACACGACGTGGCGTCTCTCGAGAACCGATTAACGCCAAACGCATTAGTTACTTACCAGTTCAATCCAAACCGGACGAATTACGCCTTGTACGTAATTGACAAGTTCTTTCTTGACTACATCAGGATTGTCAGCATCAGTAATGAAGATTTCTTCACGACCAGCCTCTTCAAGAATATCCTGGACAGTAAGACCCATCACCTTTCCGAAGTCCTTCGGACCAACCTGCCCAATCTTACTAATAACATTATTGACTCGGTTCAAAGTAGCATAAGCTGCCAGAGTAGAGAAAGCTACCTTATCAACATCAGTCAGTTCAACCTTAGCTTTAATAGGCTTATCAGATTTAGCTTTCTCAGAGAACTTAGAATTTTTACATTTAATAGCTACGCGAGAACCATTAGGGAAGAATTTAGGGTAGCATGGTTTCAGAACATAGCCTTCGGCGATATTATCTGTGCCCGGCTCAAGTTCCCATTCCTTTGTATTGGCTTTATTCAAGTCAACATCAGCCATAGCGTTATATCGATGCAGAAGAATTTGGAAGTCATTTGGAATTTTAGCCAGTTCTTCAAATTTACCACGGCCCAGAAGTGGAGCCATTTTAAATCCAAAGACATTACACATACTTTCCATCATGAAATCATCGACATAAGATGATTCACCTGATTCGGTAGTTACTTTAATATCAAAGACGTAGAAGTCTTTTTCGCCGTAATCAACACCCTTCTGAATTCCGCCACCAGCAAATTCACCAAAGATTTGATAAGCTACAGTAGCACCAGTCAGTGCAGCTTGAACAGCTTTAAAGGACTCGTTATAACGACCCATGATAACCATATAACCAAAGAAGTCTTCTGCTGGCAAAATAGGACCAGTACGCTTGGCAGGTTGAATGCTATCTTTAGTTACGATAACAGAGAAGTTAGTGCCGTGAATTTTCTCACGTGCTACCCAAGTTTCAGAGATATCAAAACCAGCATTACGAATACGCTCAATGAATTTGCCGTTGTAGTGGTTCTCGAGCGTTGAATATTTCTCAAACATATTTCACCTTAGAATTTAATTTTGAAAGATTTGCCCTGATAGTCAGAATTGAACTCATAAGAGAACTTTTCTTTATTCAGGAATCCTTTTATAGCGGTTTCATGAGAATACCACTTACTTGGAATAATATAAAGGGCTTCAAATTTGCCGCGGGCGGCAGCGTCGCGAAGATGATCTTCAATATGGGTTTGAACTTCTTTTGGTAAATTTGTATTAGCTGATTCAGCCATATTCCTGTAGAAATTAGCCAGGCTCATTATAATCACCGTATAAATATCAATAATTAGGGAGGGTTCTATCCTTCTATCGTCAGGCGTATGTACTAGAAAGAATCCGTGAAACCATTATACCACGCGGATTCTTTAAGCATATTATAGAGGGATTACTTTATACTTCTTATTGCCACGAGCATCACGCTTACAAACTAATTTGCACTTCGTGCCGCTTGCGATAGTGTAATCTTCATCAACCTTCATCCGCATCCAGTCTAATACCGTTCCAGATGGGTTCAAAGATTTTTCAACTTCAACCATAATTTTAGTGCCAGACTTATAAAACTTAGATTCTTGCTGCTCATAGTCAGATAGTGCGCGAGCAAACGCAGATGGGCTTAAGAATTTATTGTAACCGTGAGCAGCAGCTACAAACGTATTATCTAAAGCATGTTTGATGTTTTTGATTACAACTGATGCGTAACCGACGTGTTTTTCTGGGTATTGATACATTATAAAGTCCTCATGAACTGCGAAAGTTTTTGATGACGAGATTTTACATCAACATTTGATAAGCGTTTACGATAAACCACTTTCTCTTTTCGTTTAGATTTAGCTTTTGCAGCTTCAACTTTAACATAATACAAAGCTGCTTCTTCGGGTTTAATACCCGCTTCTCTTGCAATTTCAATAAAACTCAATCCGCACTCATGCTTAAAATGAATCTCAATAGGTGTCATGGTAATATCCTACGGTAAAAGATGTTGGTATAATACCACTCTCTAGAAAAAGCAAAAGGAGCCCGAAGGCTCCTTTTAATAGATGATACCAGCTTCTAAAGCAGTACGATGAACAATGTATCCATTTCTAGATTCTTGTACATCAACTTCTGGATACTCGTCTAGCATTTTAGCCAGAGTATATCGGTGTAAGTAATAATCGCTGTCAGGGTCGTCGAGTTTCCAATCTTTGCCCGCGACAGTCATTCGCTGGATTTCATCCATGACCCACCAACCACACCAAATATAAGCTGTTCCACGGACCGGTAGAGGATGAATATACGGAAGTTCTCCATCAGGAGCAGGAGCTACCTTTTTAGTAATAGTTACATTACCAGTTTTAGTAACTGTAACCGGGTTATAATCCGGAGCAGAAACTACAACCGAAACCTCAATTACTTGTGACCCGATAGTGGATGTATCAATTTCTAAAGTACTTGTTGAGCCTTCAACAGGAGAACCATCTTTAGTCCATGAATAGGTTCCGGATGCACCTTCTGGAGCACCAATAATATCAGCTTTAAAGGATGCTTCTGTTCCTTGTTCGGTAGTAATTGAATCAGGAGTCAGAGTAACAGAAACATCGCCCATAGCCTTTTTAGTAAAAATAACCGCAACACCTTTAGTCGCGGTAGCCGGGTTGTAATCTGCTGCGGAAACTGTGACTTCACAATTCAAAGTGTAATTAGCTTCTGCCGATTCAGTTACGGTGATTGTTTTAGCGGTCTGACCTTCAATAACTTCCGCACCTCGTTTCCAAATATAAGCAATGCTTGCTTCTTCTGGCGCTCCAGTAACATCAGCCGTAACTACTTGAGATTGACCAATTTCTTTGGAAACAGAAGTTGGGCTCAATGTTAAAGTAATCGCAGGCATAGTTTTGTTCTGAACTGTCAGAGTAGTTTCTGCTTCAGCCGTTTCAGGGGAGCCTTCAGCTGGAGTAACAGTAGCAACTACTTTAATAGTCTTACTACCTGCAGGACCTTCAGCAATATAATTCATAGCTGCAGTAACAGAAGACTGTTCTGTACCATTTACAGTCCATACAAACGATTCTACTCCTTCAGCTGCTGCTCCGGAAGTTGTTGCGGTAAAATTAGTTGTAGTTCCAATGTCTGCTGAAGCAGACAAAGGAGCAATAGATACGGTATAAGCCATAAGAGCTTCCTTATTTTAAAGTCACAAATGAAGAATTGCGCGTTTCACGAATCATAATAGACCCGTTTCTTTTAATGTAATAAATTAAGCTAAATAATGTTTGGTGAGCTGATGGGTGTTCAAACGATGTTGGCCGAGATTTCCAATCAGGATTGTCTTTAATCCATTGGTAAATCCACCAAGGAAGAGTAACATATCCTGGGTTCTTACCCAACAATTGGGTGTTTGGACTAAAGTTTTCAGGAAGTTCAACAATTTCTTCATTGTTAATAATTTTAACAGCCTTATCCATTTCTTCATTAAACTTTTCTTGAGTGATTGCAGTCACTGGAATAGTGTGAACTTTACTATCTGAAACTGCAATAACAGAATCACCAATTGGAGCTTCAAGGATTACACCTTTAACTGGGTCCATTGGCTTACCAAAATGAGGGTCGATATCAGTTACTTTCACTTGTGGTGCATCAGCAGATACAGAATCAATCAATAGACGAGCTTCTTCTTTAGCCTCATCTTTAAAAATAGCAGTGCCTTTGGCCTCATCATCAGCTTGAATGAGGTCATAAATTGAAAGACCGTCATTCTGTTCTGGCATAGGTTCATTAGCAAGTTTAGCCAATTCGACTTCAAGGTCAGCGACCATATTGTCGAAGGCTTTAGTTTTCTTCAGCTTAATACCGAAGGTTTCAGCGTACTCGGCAAGCTTCTCTTTGGCTTCTTTTTTCTCAAGTGCACCGATTTCAGCAATATAATCTTTATCTAACATAGTAGCCTCGTTGTGTATAAATATAAATGTATTTATAACTAAGGAATCGGCAATGCACGATATCAATGTAAAATTTCATGATTTTAGTCATGTGTTTATTGAGTGTGATGAATCCACATTCCATGAACTAAGAGACTATTTTAGTTTTGAAGCTGATGGCTACAAATTCAATCCAAAGTACCGTTATGGGCACTGGGATGGACGTATTCGTCTTCTGAACTATGACCGTCTGTTACCGTTCGGCCTCGTCGGACAAATCCGTAAATTTGCAAATAGCATGGGTTATTCAGTTTACTTCGAACCGAAGATTTTTGAGACTGAAGAAATAACTCGCAAAGATTTTGATGACTGGCTTGGTAATCTCAATATTTACTCTGGGAGTAAAAAGATTGAGCCTCACTGGTATCAGAAAGATGCTGTGTTTGAAGGTTTAGTAAACCGTCGTCGAATTTTGAACCTTCCAACATCTGCTGGTAAATCTTTAATCCAGTGCTTACTTGCTCGTTATTATGTTGAGAATTATGAAGGTAAAATTTTAATCATCGTTCCAACAACAGCATTGGGTTGACCAGATGATTAATGACTTCTGTGATTATCGTCTTTTTGGCAAACAGCATTGTCTCGGTATTCGCTCAGGTACAAAGCGCGATTCAGATGCAATGATTTATGTTGCTACATGGCAGACAGCCGTTAAACAGCCAAAAGAATGGTTCCATCAATTCGGCATGATGATGAACGATGAATGTCATTTAGCTACTGGCAAATCTATTTCAACTATCGTTGCTGGTTTAAATAATTGCATGTTTAAGTTTGGCTTATCTGGTTCATTAAAAGACGGTAAAGCTAATGTGATGCAGTATGTTGGAATGTTCGGTGAAATTTTCCGTCCAGTTTCAACATCTCAGCTTATGGAAGATGGTCAAGTAACTGACTTAAAAATTAACTCAATCTTCCTTCGTTACCCAGATGAATTCACCACTAAAATGAAAGGTAAAACTTACCAAGAAGAAATCAAGGTAATTACCAGTGCAAAGCGTCGTAACAAATGGGTAGCTAATTTAGCTGTTAAGCTGGCTAAAAGAAATGAAAACGCGTTCTTGATGTTCAAACATGTTGCTCATGGTAAAGAGCTGTTTGAAATGATTAAAGAACTTGGGCATGAGAAAGTGTATTACGTTTCAGGCGAAGTATCAACTGAAGTTCGTAACGCATTGAAAGTGATGGCTGAAAGTGGCACGGGGATTATTGTAGTTGCATCTTATGGTGTATTCTCTACTGGTATTTCTGTTAAAAATCTCCACCACGTCATTTTAGCTCATCCAGTTAAATCTAAAATTATCGTTCTGCAGACTATCGGTCGTGTACTTCGTAAGCATGATTCTAAATCAATTGCTACAGTATGGGATATCATCGATGATATGGGTGTTAAACCAAAATCAGCAAATGCTAAGAAGAAATACGTTCATCTGAACTATGCTTTAAAGCACGCGCTGGAGCGCATTCAGAGATATGCAGACGAAAAATTCAATTACGTAATGAAACAAATCGATATTTGAGGAAGTTATGAAAACATTCGAAGAAGTCATTTACGAAGCTACTATCGATACGTTTATGAGTAAGATTGCTCAATGCCAGACTTTGGAAGGTTTAGAAGAACTGGAAGCTTATTACAAAAAGCGTGTTAAAGAAGCTGACCTGAAAGATACTGATGATATCTCTATTCGAGATGCATTGGCAGGAAAAAGAATGGAATTTGAATCTGAAGATGAGTCAGAGTCGGAAGAAGAATTCTAATAAAAAGGCCCCTCTTTCGAGGGGCAAACCACAAGTGGCATAAAACACTAGGCTACATTAAAAGTTGTGTTTCGTTTAATTGCTCTTCTGCGCTTTCGCTTACCGGCAATTCAATCGCATAATTATAGCAGGCGCCCGGATGAACCGGCCCTTTATCTGTCTCAACAACCAATGCCGAATCAATCGGTTGCTTACAGACAGCACAAATCTTTTCAGACATGATTGTCTCCTCTAGTTACAATTCTATTTATAAGTTTGTTTATAAACTTCCATATTGCCACCAATTTGTCTCATATGCATGTCAATTCCCATATTTTCTTCATAGAAATAGACATCTAAGTAACCAGCGAACTTTCCTTTGATATAAAGTACATCTTCACCGACTGGATGGTCTGGAACGATACGAATATCGTCCCTTCTAACACGCCGCGACTTCATCAAAAACTGTATTTCAGTTTCAAATTCATCCATTACTCACCAGCTTCAAACTTGCGCATATCAATAATATGCTTGATTGAGAATCCACGAGATTTGATAGCATCCATCGCGTCACGACAAAACTCCAACAAAATCCCCCAATATTGCAAACTGGTGTCAATGCGAAGTACTTCTTTATCGGCAGACAGAACAGTCTTCATCTCAGACTTTTCATAACGGTCCATGCTGAACTCGTCACCATCACCTCTGCCGGTGTAGTAATCCAACTTCTGCTTTAACGCGGACTTCTTCGAAGCCTCGATGCGAAGCATTTCTTTACGAATAGCAGACAATTTTGTCAACCACTTACCGTAAAGAACTGGATTATTAGCTGCTTCATACTGCAATTTAGTTGAATCAATAATCAAATCTTGTTTCAACTCTTCCTGTAAATCTTCAAGCTTCATAATCACCTTTCTTTGTTCAATTTGTTACTCTAGCAAGGAACTCAAAACCATTATAACCATCTTGAAATGAAAGCGATTAGTTACGGCTAGAGCTTGCCAATTGAAGCTTAATCTGCTCAAGGTCGTCCGGGTTGTCAATGACGGAGAACTGAACTTCAACGATAAGCGTATAGTCATCGTAAACTGGAGTGACGTTCACTTGTAGACGACGGATGCGTGGTTCATAGTTTCTTATAGCAGATGTGATGTTTCGTTCTACCGTATCAGCTGTCAGAGGCGTCATGTTCTCAAAAAGCTGGTCTTGTAAATCACACCCAAAGTTAGGGTCAAACGGTCGGCTTCCCTTTCTAGTTGTTATAATACCTAAAAGAGAGTTTTTAATTGCTCGTAACCCACGAGCACGTGCAACGTCTTTGGACCAGTCCATTTTAAGTTCAGGGTCTAAATCCGAATAAAGGTCGTTTATATTTGCCATTACAGATACCTGAAGAATTCTTTAAGGCCTTTAATCACTTCAACATGAGTTGCTCCGCATTTCTGACATTTCACAGGAACTGCAAGATAAACGGTAGGCTTTAAAAGCATATTTTTGATGCGGATAATATCCTCTTCAGTGATAGCTGAGTAAAGGTCATCGATTTCTTTGTCATTCAAATCTTCGATTGAAATGGTTTCACCATTCACATAGATGTACTCGATACACGTAGCAATCATCTGTGCGATGTTCTTATCATCGAATAATTTTGGATAACGAAGCTTAAGTTTAAAATTCGCTAGAGGATACCAGAGGTCTTCTGGTTCATCGATTTGTGCAGATGTAAAGTTAATCGGTGTTAATGTTTCGTGACCCTCTGGACATATCCAGATATTCTCATGATTAACCTCACCTAATGAGTGAGACCATAACTGAATCAGCAGAAGTTCTGATTCTTGTTTGTTAAGGTTTCGTGCTGATGTACAATTATTAATCAACCGTTTTACTACTTCATCAATGTTTCCATTGATTTTGCCATCGATGAGCTCTTTGTATTCTTCTAACGTAAAAGCTCTGCATTGGATATCAGAGCCATTAATCTGGACTTCAAATTTGTAATCGTAGTTCATATTAGCTCCTTACGGACTATTTATAAATATTTCAATAAAGGAGACCTCTATGGCCAATATAATTCGTTGTGTACTACCGGACGGGGTCCATCGTTTTAAACCCTTCACGGTAGCTGATTACAGAGATTTTCTTCTGGTTCGTAACGACATGCAACACAAAACTTACGAAGAGCAGAAGGTGATTATAAAAGAACTTTTAGCTGATTACTTTGGTGAATATCCAGAGACTTTACGTCCATACATGTTCATGAAGGTATTCACTGGCTCAATCGGTAAAACAAAAATTCCGGTGGCTTTCACTTGTCCGACTTGCGAAAAACAAAAGCAGGTTCTGTTTGATATCAGCCAAGAAGATTTGGTTGAACCTACTATTGAAGTGGCTGGAATCACAATAGCTTTTAAATTTCCTGAGAGGGAATATGAAGATAAAGCTGCAATGATTTACGATTGCATTAAAGCAATTAAATACAACAATCAATGGTATCCTTGGAAAGAGATGTCAGAAGACAACCAAATCCAAGTAATAGAAGCAATTGACTTCACAACGTTTGAAAAGATTTACACTCAATTAACTCCGATGAGATTTGAGCTTAAGATGAAATGTTGTGAGTTGAGAACAAACGTGTATGAAGACATTTTATCAGTCTTTAAGCTTCTTATAAACCCAGATGAAATTTTTAGCTTCTATCAAATCAATCACACTCTAGTTAAAAGTTCATACGACTTGAACAGCATAATGGGTATGATTCCAATCGAGCGAAGCATCGCCCTTTCGTTAGTAGAGAAGGACAATAAGAAATGACAGTACTACAACGTCCAGGTTTTCCTAACTTAAGCATAAAGCTCTATGAAAATTATGATGCTTGGTTAGATAACCGTTTCCTTGAATTAGCAGCAACTGTAACGACACTCACTATGCGCGATGGTCTTTATGGAAGAAATGAAGGGATGCTGCAATTCTATGACAACAAAAATATGCATACCAGAATGAATGGTGACCAAATCATTCAGATTTCTGTAGCTAATGCAAACAGTAAAAGAACGTTGAACCGCATTTATGGTTGTAAGCACTTTTCAGTTTCAGTTGACTCTAAAGGTGATAACATAATCGCAATTCAGCTTGGATTAGTGCATGAGATTATCAACCTCAAATTTAGTCGTTGTTTCTTCAATGATGCAGGCGAGTCAATTAAAGAGATGATTGGTGTAATTTACCAAGACACTCCTCATATCGCTCCAGCTATAAACTCGATTAACACTTACGTTCCACGAGTTCCATGGACGAGTACGTTAAAAGACTATTTAGCTTGGGTTAGAGAAATATCTCTGGCCGTTGAAAGTGACCAGTTTGTATTTGTATGGGAAGACATCTATGGCATTAACATGATGGACTACGCGTTCATGATTGCCCAAGAGCCTATCCCGGTTGTTGTTGGTGAACCACGCCAAATTGGCCAAATGATTAATGAATTGAACACTGACCTTGCTTATAATTTCGAGTGGCTTACTAAAGCTAATCAATTCACTCGAAACCCGATGGCAAATGCGACATTTTATGCTCACAGCTTCCTTGATAATCAATTCCCTCGAATTGTTACAGGCGATGGTTATAACTCGGTGCTAGTGTCTCGTTCAGGTTCATATTCTGAAATGACTTATCGTAACGCGTATGAAGAAGCTTTACGATTAGGAACAATGGCACAATACGATGGGTATGCTAAGTGCACAATGGTCGGTAACTTTGAATATACTCCAGGTCAAAAGATAAACTTCTTTGACCCTAAAAACCAGTTCCGCACAAACTTTTACGTAGATGAAGTTATTCATGAAGTTTCTAACAACCAGTCAATAACTACATTGTATATGTTTACTAACGGACAGAACTTAAGTCCAGTAGAACCAATTAAGGTGAAAAATGAATTTAAACCTAATACTTCCAATGAAAACAATCCAAGTGAACCAGAAGGAAATAAAAATTCCTAAGCTTGGATTAAAGCATCACAACATGCTGAAAGAAGTTAAATCTCCAGAAGAGAATTTGTCATTGCTGATTAATTCAATCCATCCAGGTTTAACACCAGCCGAAATTGATTACGTTTCAATTCATTTACTTGAGTTCAACGGTAAGATTAAAAGTAAGGTAGTCAAAGACGATTTCGAATATGATCTTTCGACTTTAAGAATTGTTCAACGATTAGAATTTCAATTCGCTGGTCATACTTTCAAATTCAGAGCTCCTGAGCAGTTTGAAGGATTTGGTGGTGTTGATAAGATGCTTTCAAAATGCCTTGAAACAGTAGACGGTAAAAAAGAAAATGTCGACTTCATGAAGATGCCAGCATTTGTAACCAAATGGGCAGATGACATTTCAAGTACCGTAGCAGTAAGCGGCCCTAATGGCGACATCAGAGGAGTTGCCAAAATCATAGGAATTTTTGAATGAAAACCGAAAACATGAAGACTATGCGTCGGAAGGTTATTGAAGAGGGTCGTAGTGAAAGAGATGCAGCGAAAGCTGCATCAACTCAAGCCGAATCTTTATCAGTTCTTTCTTCGCAGCTTGATGATTTACAAACTCAAGCTGAGCTTACGTCTGAAGTAATTGAGGATAAAGGTAATCAAGTTATTGATGCCTTGAATAGAGTTGACCAAAGCATAATTGATACTACAGCCGGGGCTGAATTAACTGCCGAAGCGTCTGAAAGAACCACCGAAGCTGTTAAGCAACAGACTGAAGTATCAAACAAGATTTCAGATAAGCTCAGTAAGCTGACTGAACTTTTGAATGAGCGTCTTTCAGCTATCACTCCGAATCTTCCGCAGATAACTGTCCCAGATACATCACTGTCTGTAGTTGAAGATGCGGTACCAGTTGATATAGTGACACCCGGGTTACCAGAATTACTTCAGGATTTACTTCCAGACCCGGTCAATAATACCAATGACCCTAATGATGCGTTCTTCCCTACCGTTCCAGAGAACCCAGAGAGTGATTCTAAAAAGGGAGCTGATGAGGAACGTAAGAAGAAAGATTCAGATACTCTGAGCAATCTGCTTAAAGCCACAAAAAGCGGATTCAAGGCTTCAATGAGTATCACAGATAGAATAGCTGGAATGCTTTTCAAGTACACTGTAACTGCTGTGATTGAAGCTGCTAAAACAACTGCATTGTTGTTCTCTATTGTGCTTGGCATTGATGTCATAATGAAGCACTTCAAATATTGGTCAGACAAATTCACTTCGGATTTCGATAAGTTCTCTAGCGAAGCTGGCGAATGGGGAAGCACACTAGCATCTATATTTGGAACACTTGAAAATATTCAGAAGTTCTGGGAAGCTGGAGACTGGTCTGGATTGGCAGTTGCAATTGTCAAAGGCGTAACTGAAATCATTTACAACCTCAGTGAACTTATTTCTCTTGGAATGTCAAAGGTAGCTGCTGCTATTCTTTCAATTATTCCTGGCTTAGGAGATGCTGCATTATCTGTTGAAGGGGCTGCATTAGAAGGATTCCAAGAAAGAACAGGTAACTCTCTTTCTAAAGAAGACCAAGATACATTAGCCAAGTATCAATCATCTAAGATTGAAAAAGGTGAAAACTTCTTCGATAAAGTATCTCAAGGTAAAACTTGGGTTGTTAACAAAATAACTGGAGATGCTAACATTTCTGATTTTGTTACTGATGAAGAAAGAGAAGCGCAGAATGAAAAACTTCGTCAAATGAAACCAGAAGAAAGAGAACAAGTTTTGAAGAAAGGGAATGAAGCTCGTGCTGCTATTGTTAGATTTGAAAAGTACATGGAACAAATCAACCCTGACGATAAACGTTCAGTTGAATCAGCTGATAAAGCATACGCTAATCTTCAGACTCAATTAAACGACACTGACTTGAATAATTCTCCTGTTACTAAAAAAGAACTTAACGCTCGTATGAGCATTGTTACTTCTAAGTATGATAAGCTTAAAGGTAAAGAACCTCAACCTGCTCCTTCATCTCAATCTGAAGACGTTAAGAAAGTTGAAAGTATTGAGAAGAACAAAGCAGCTGAAAAAGCTTCATTAGGTACAGCCGCAGGTGCTGCAGCAGCTAACTTGTTCAATACAAATAACGTCATTAACAACAGTAAAACTATAAATACTGTTAGTCCTGTAACGAGCACTAATGCTCCAGGCGTATTTGGTGCAACTGGTGTTAACTAAGGAATAATCATGGCTATAAGAGCTACAGAAATTCTAGATAAAGCTTTCGGCAGTGGAGAAAAGACCTCTGCCGGTCAAAGCTCTATTTCATCAACTCGAAGAAGTACTGTAACAGCCCAATATCCGGCAGAACGTTCTGCCGGTAACGATGCAGCTGGAGACCTTCGTGT